GTGAGCAACCGAAAATCGACAGCGCGACGCCGCACGGCGAAGAAATCGAGTGGCGGTAGCGTTTGGCCCTGGGTGCTGATGCTGGGTGTGGTTGCCGGCGGCATTCAGGCCTACGAACATCGCGATAGTCTTTTGCCGCAGCGGGCTGTTGCGAAGGCGACGTCTTCGGCAGCCAACGCTCCTAAAGTCACGACGGCGGCCAAGCGCGAGGCGGTTACCTCCGAGAAAGTCGCGGCCATGCGCCCTGCTGCCCCCGTCCTGCCCGGCAACGCACCGGTTCCGCCACGCCCCATCGCCATGCCGCCCACGGCCTCTCAGAACAAGGTCGCAGCTATCCTGCCGGAAACCCGCCCGTCAGTCGAGAAGGTCTCACTCGGCGAAAAAAGCGGAACTTTTGCCTTTTGCGGCCGCTCCGGCCTCAACAATTGTGTGGCCGATGGCAACACCTTCTGGATGAAGGGCGTGAAAATGCAGCTCGCCGGCATCGAGGTTCCGCAGATCGACCGGGCGCGCTGCATGGAAGAACGCCAGCGCGGTTTCATTGCGAAAGTCAGGCTTCGCGAAATGCTGAACGCCGGCGCCTTCGATGTCGCATCTACCGGTGCTGCGGGCGGGCAAGCTGCGGAACGGACACGCCTTTCGCGTTCAGGCGTCTCCTTCGCCGATCAGCTTGTGCGCGAAGGTCTGGCCCATCCGCTCTCGGGAAAAAATCAGTCCTGGTGTGGCTGAGGCCCCGTTGACCGAAACGGCCCGGACTGTGTAGATGGGGCGCGGTCGTGTTTAAGGTCGGCCTTTGCGCCGGCCACCTGAACGATGACAGCATTTTTGCAGCGACTTGACCCCGAGCGGTTCATGGCGCCGCAATGCGGACGTGGCGAAATCGGTAGACGCAGCAGACTTAAAATCCTGTGCATATGCTCCCTGTTGTGGGATCATTAGCCGCCAGTCTCAATCATCCTGTTGAAATTCAAAGGCAATATTGCGCCGATTGGACGCGATTTTTATTTGCCAAAATGCTCCCGATAATGGGACAAGATTTTGTGCCCACGGACACAGCGGTCACAATCCCGCGAAATCCGTGCCCATCCTGTGACCAGCTAGGAGAAGCCAGTGAAATTCCGTCACGTTCTGCATGTGAATAAATTCCTAAAACCACTTCCCCATGTCGCTGAGTTGTGATTATAAGAGAGTAGAACAGATGGAGAACAAAATGGCCGACCTGATGGAAGAGCAGATCGAACTTGAACACCGCATGGCGTCCCTCGGCGTCGAAAAATACCGAGCGCAATACATGGAGAATTTGCAGTCCGGGAACGCCTCGGACAGCCGTAGCGTCAAGACCGCACTGGACGCGGCCATCGAGCCCGTCGCCAAAGCGATTGATGACTTCCGCGAAGAAACAAAGGTGAAGGGGGCCGGTCGCCGCCACTCCGCAGTCAAGGCGCTTGACGGGCTGGATGCTATCTCGGTCGCCTACATCGCTCTCAAGATCGTCCTCGACAGCATCGTACGGGACCACGAGTTGACCGTACTTGCGAACCGAGTAGGCGGCTTCATCGAGACAGAACAGCGCCTCCACACCTACGAGAAGAAAAACCCGCAAGGTGTGAAGAACGCGCAGCGTCTCCTCGAAAGCCGCACCGGCCACGCCGATCATCGCCGCCGTGTCCTGAACGCAATCGCCAATCAGGGCGATGACGGCTGGACCGCTTGGACCACCCGAGAGAGAGTTATGGTTGGCGCGAAACTGATCGAGTTGATCTGCACTTCAACCGGCCTGATCGAGGTCCTGACCGTGCGCCACGGGCGGAAGCTCCGACACATCGTCAGCCTGACGGATCGGTTCAAGACGTGGCTCGATACGCTGAACCTCCAGTCGGAGATCATGTTTCCCGAATACCTGCCGTGCATCGTTCCTCCGAAGGATTGGGACCGGCTTGTCGGCTGCGGCTACCACACAGATGCTTTTGCTTACCCGTTGCGTCTCGTGAAGACCCGCTCGAAGAAGCACATGAAGCTGCTTAAGGAGGCCGATCTTTCGTCAGTCTACAAGGCGGTGAACGCGATCCAGCGGACGCCTTGGGCGGTCAACACTCGGGTCCTCGAAGTGGCCGAACACTTCATGCAATTGGGATCGGGAGTGGCTGGACTGCCTTCGGATGTTCTGCCGCTGCCCACTAAGCCCGTTGACATCGATACCAATGAGGAAGCTCGCAAGTCGTGGCGTCGTCTCGCCGCGATCACCTACGAAACCAACACCTCCCTCAAGAGCCGCAGGGTCCAAGCCCACAAGACGCTCGGGATCGCCAAGGAGTTTGCCCGCTATGATGCCATCTACTTTCCATATCAGCTTGATTTCCGAGGGCGCATTTATGCTGTTGCCTCTGGCCTCAACCCGCAGGGAACAGACCTCTCCAAAGCTCTGCTCCAGTTCAGTTCCGGCGATCCCATCACGCGCCCCGATCAACTCCGGTGGTTCCTTATCCACGGAGCGAACACCTTCGGCGTTGATAAGGTTTCCTTCGATGAGCGAGTGGCATGGACCGCAGCCAACCGGGAACGCATCCTCTCCTGCGCCAAGGCTCCACTAGACGATCTCTGGTGGACCGAAGCGGACAGCCCGTTCTGCTTCCTTGCATGGGCGTTCGAGTATGCGGAAATGGGCTGGCCGCTCCAGCGTGAAACCCCGTTTGTGTCCCGCATTCCGATTGCGATGGACGGCTCCTGCAACGGGCTCCAGCACTACTCTGCCATGCTGTTCGATCCGGTCGCCGGGGCGGCAGTCAATCTCGTTCCGTCCGACAAGCCGCAGGACATCTATGGCGTGGTCGCGGAGAAGGTCATGGAAAACCTCCGTCGCCTGTCCCTCACGACCCTTCCGGCTCATCCTTCCGACGAGGAGCGTCAGCACCAGCGATGGGCTGGCCTCTGGTTCGACTTCGGGATCGACCGTAAGATCACCAAGCGTCCCGTCATGGTCCTCCCGTATGGGGGCACCTTGAACTCGTGCCAGAAGTACGTGGGGGATGCCGTGCTGGAGCGCGGAAAGCTGCCGTTCAATGATGATGAGGTGAGCCAAGCGTCGAATTGGCTCGCGGGTCAGGTCTGGTCTGCCATTGGTGAGACTGTCGTGTCCGCTCGCCTCGCGATGGGCTGGCTGCGTCAGGTCGCCGGGGCCGTGGTCAAGGAAGGAAGGCCCCTCCAGTGGACCACTCCGTCCGGGTTCCCAGTCTTCCAGTTCTATCCTGAAATGAAGGAGACCCAACTGGAGTCCGTCCTGTTCGGGAAGCGGTTCCGTCCTGCCATCATGGAGGAGAAGCCCGACCAGATCGACGCTCGCCGTCAGGTGAATGGCGTGGCCCCGAATTTCGTCCACTCCCTCGACGCCTCGGCGCTCGTGCTGACGGTGTGCGCTGCCGTGGACGCAGGGATCACCAAGTTTGCCATGATCCATGACAGCTACGGCACGACCGCACACCATACGCCACGTTTCGCGGCCATCCTGCGTGAGGAGTTCGTCACCATGTACGAGAGCTATGACGCCCTCGAACAGTTCGCTCAATCTGTGATCCCGGAAGGCATCCATGAGGGTATCCCTACGCCTCCCACGGTTGGCGGCCTCGACTTGGCGGAGGTACGGGAGAGTCCGTATTTCTTTGCCTAAATCATCCCACTACAGGGAGCAAATGGAATAACACCCTAGTTAAGCTCATCGCATTCCATCCTCCCAATCAATCTCATAGGAGTGTTTATGAAACGTCCCTCTATCCGTCTTCACTTCGGAGCATCAAACGATGACATTTCCGTAGACGGTCACACCTTCACCCGTCACAAGCTGACGAAGAAGGAGTTCACCTTTGTTCGCAACGTGGTCATCGACGCCTTGCTTAAGGTCGGCGCGATCAAGCGGCGGGCATACTAATGAACCGCGATAGGCTGAACCATCTGCCGCCGAAGCCGGTAGCTATCGCGGCTCTCAACTTTCTGGACAGCGTGTCGGACCACAACAAGGAGACCCAAGCGGTCGCCCTTGCGGTGACACTTCTGGCCTACGCCAAGCGCAACATGATTGACGTTGGTGATGTCTTCACGGTCGCGAACAATCTTCTTCACGCCCATCAGGACGAGAAGGACCCGAACATGGTCGCGCTCCAGCTTTATGTGAGGCACGAACTTTGACCATAACGTCCCACTATAGGGATCAATATGGCCCCGACTATGTGACGGCTCGGCTCCTCCTCAAGCGAAATCAACCCATTCCGGTCGATCTGCAAGCCCGTCTCGAAGCGGAGGGCTACGACCTCAACAAACTCAAGGATAAGTAATGGCAAAACGAGAAAAGAACCCCGACAAGGTAACGATCAACAGCCCTCGCGGTAAGCTCAAGTTCCCAAAGCTCGACAAGATCGACTACGGCACAGAGAAGTACCCGGATAAGGACGGGTCCTACAACACCCGCTTCATCCTCGACGGCAGTAACGAAGGCGTTCAGAAGTTCATCGCCAAGCTCGACGCGATGATGGAACGAGCGAAGGAATTGGCCGAAGCGAAGTTTGCTGAACTCCCGGTCAAGGCTCGCAAGGAGTTGGAGAAGAAGACCGGCGGCGCTGGTATCGTGGCAGACGCTCCTTACTCGGAAGTCTATGACGAGGAGACCGAGGAGCCGACCGGCGAGATTGAAATGCGCTTCAAGAAGAAGGCCGGTGGCACCCGCAAGGACGGCAAGAAGTGGAAAGCCTCCCGCCCGGACCTGTTCGACAGCGCAAAGCCCCCGAAGCCGATTCCTCAGGGCGTGGAAATTTGGGGCGGCTCGGTCGCAGCGATCAACGCCGACTATGAGCCGTACTTCGTTGCTGGCACGGGCAGCTACGGTCTCCAGCGCCGCCTGAACGCGGTCCAGATTTTCGAACTTGTCTCCGCTGGCGGTCAGCGTTCAGCTTCAAGCTACGGCTTCGAGGGGGACGAGGACGGCTTCGATAGCGAAGGCTTGGAGGGCTCGACCGAGGACGACGACGACAACGCATCGGGCGTTGACGGTTCCGACGATGACGATGGTGACGGCGACTTCTAAGCCGTGGGCGTAACCCGGATTAAGCCCGGAACGCGGAAGGCTGTGGACCCGTACGAACGTGCGAAGGTCCACGGCTACCGCTCTGGTCTGGAAGAAAAGATCGCTGCCGAACTGGAAGCGAAGGGGATCAAGGTCCGGTTCGAGAGTATCGTGATCCCTTACACGCCCCCAATCAAGACGCGGAAATACACACCTGATTTTCCCCTTGAGAACGGCATCATCATTGAGACGAAGGGCCGGTTTCTCACCGAGGATCGGCAGAAGCATAAGCATATTAAGGCGGAACACCCGGACCTCGACATCCGGTTCGTCTTCTCCAATTCCCGAGCCAAGCTCTCCAAAGGAAGTCCGACCACCTACGCGATGTGGTGTGAACAGTACGGGTTTCTCTACGCGGAAAAGACGATCCCGCAGGAATGGCTCGATGAACCGCCCCGCAAGGAACGCCTAGAGGCGATCAGGCGGGTCACAATTCCCAAGAAATCGAAGTGAACAGCGCGGGGGTCCCGAGTGGCCCCCAATGCGCCCCTTACGAAAGGAAAATCATGTCTAACTTCAAGCTCGTGAACGACAAGCCGATGAAGACCCTGATCCTCGACCACCTTCTTGATGGTCGCTCGATCACGAACGTCGAAGCACAAGCACTGTGGCGATGCCGTGCGCTACCCAAGCGCATCAACGAGATCGCAGCCGATGGCTACCCGATCATCCGCGAACGCCGCCGCGACAGCACCGGCCAGTCCTACGTCCGGTACTCCATCGACATGTCGAAGATGGGAGCCGCAGCGTGAACAAGTGGGCCGAACTCACCGTCGAAGAACTGTTTGCCGAGGACGCCGATTGGGAACTCTGGTCCCACGTCGCGTTCGTCGCCGTCGCCATCACCTTCGTCATCTACATTATCGTCTGAGGTCTTCCATGATCCGAACCATTGCAGCCTTTTTCTTCACGCCGTCCACTGCCAAGGCCCTTTCGGCTTTCAACAAGGCGACCAAGCAGCTTGAGAAGGTGATCGCCCACGAGGGCCATATCATCGCCAAGCAGCACGAACGCATGTCCAAGGCTGAGCGCACCGCCGAAGCGGCCCGCATCCGCCAGAAGGAAGCGTCCCGTTTCCATGCCAAGATTGAGGAGTTTCTGGCCTGAAATGGGAGAGTTCGATAGCACAGCTTGGACAGGGGAGCAGCGGGAGGCCCCAAGCCTCCTGTCCCTCATCGACAAGTACATCCCGACCCGCACCCAAGCCGAAGTCACGGCGATGGCTATGCGCTACGAGGCCCAGGTCCACAACCTCCTCCTGACGATCCACCAGCTTCATGAGCGGATGGACCAGATGGCGAAGCGCATGGCCGACATGGAGAAGGAATACTACTCCAAGGTCAAAATCCCGGTCAGCCTCGGCCAGTTCGGCGTTGGCATCCATGTGGACCCCTCGCAGTTCGATATGCGCACCATTCGCGTCGATTGGAGACCCGAGCCGTACCGTATGGCTATCCAGCTTCGAGACGAGCCCTTCATCAACGAGAGGGACACCCCTCTGTTGTTCGAAATGGTGGGCCAGCAGTTCGAAGAAGCGGCCAAGCGCGAACTGATCCCGGCGCTCCGTCGCCAGTACCAGCAACTCTACAATAGCTTCGCCAAACACTGACACACGAAACCGAGAGTGAGTTCATCGGCCACGAGTCATGCCCGGAGTGTGGCTCGTCCGATGCTCTCGCACGATACGATGATGGCCACGGCTTCTGCTTCTCATGTCGGCACTATGAGCCCGCCTCGGATGCAGACGACCGTCGCGAACAATCCTCCCAACAATCAACCGAAAGGAAGCGAGTGTCGAAAGACCTCCTGCCGGTCGGCTCCGCACAGGCGCTCGCCAAGCGTGGTCTATCGGAGGAAACCTGCGCAAAATGGGGCTACACCATCAGTGAATACGATGGTGAGCCCGTTCAGGTAGCAAATTATCGGGACCTCACAGGCGCTCTGGTCGCACAGAAGGTCCGTTTCAAAGACAAGAAGTTCAAGTTCCTCGGAGACACTAAGGAAGCCGGTCTCTACGGCCAGCATCTTTGGAGGGATGGCGGGAAGCGCGTCACCATTACCGAGGGAGAGATCGACGCACTCACGGTCTCTCAATTGCAGGGAAATCGCTGGCCGGTTGTGTCCCTGCCGAACGGCGCACAGGGAGCCAAGAAGGCCCTGCAGAAGGCACTCCAGTGGCTCCTCGGGTTCGAGGAAATAGTCCTCCTGTTCGACAACGATGAGCCGGGGCAGGACGCGGTGCGAGAATGCGTCGGGTTGTTCCCTCCGGGCCGATGCAAGGTCGCCAAGATTGCCGGCTACAAGGATGCGAACGAGGCCCATCTGGCTAAGGAAGGGTCCCTCGTAGTGGACGCCATCTTCGGCGCTAAGGTCTACCGCCCGGACGGTATCGTGACCATCGCAGAAGTGATGGACGAGGCCATGCAAGAGACTGTGATGGGTCTTCCGTGGTTTGCGGAACACCTCAACCACACGCTCTACGGACGGCGCATTCACGAGATCATCGCCATCGGCGCTGGTACGGGCGTCGGCAAAACCGAACTCCTCGCCAAGCAAATCCACTACGACCTCACCGTGCTCAACGAGCCGGTGGGCGTTTTTCTGTTGGAGCAGCAGCCAGCGGACACCGTCAAGCGCCTCGCTTCGACCCACGCAGGTAAGCAGTTTCACGTACCCAACCGTGACCCTGACAATCCGGTTTGGACTACGGCAGAGCTTCACGAGGCCCTGACCGAGATCAAGGACCAACGGCTGTTCATGTACGACAGCTTCGGTGCCACCGATTGGGAAGTCATCAAGACCACGATCCGCTTCCTCGCGCACAGCGAAGGTGTTCGCCTGTTTTACCTCGACCACCTGACCGCCCTCGCGGCGATGGAGGAGGACGAGCGGAAGGGTCTGGAACGTATCATGGCGGAAATGGGAGCCCTCGTGCAGGAGCTTCCGATCACGATCCACCTCGTCTCCCACCTTGCGACCCCTGACGGGACCCCTCACGAGGAGGGTGGTCGAGTGATGATCCGCCACTTCAAGGGCTCCAGAGCTATCGGCTTCTGGTGCGTCACCATGCTCGGACTTGAGCGCAATCAACAGCACGAGAACGAAGAACTACGCCGCGTGACGACCGTCCGCGTCCTCAAGCATCGCCCTGTCGGGGCCGCAACGGGGGAGTGCGTCTACTTCTCGTTCGACCCCTCAACTGGTCGGTACGTCGAACTCGACTACGACCCATTCAAACAGGAAGACAATGGACCGGAGAAGTACGGCTTTGGTTCCGGTGACGAAGGAGAAGACCCCTTCTGATCTGGTTCAAGAGCAAAAGCTGACCTACGGAGAGTTCGTCCGTGCCAAGGTGGCGGCAGGTAGCCGCAAAGCCACCACTCAAGAGAAAATCTACGCCTCAACCCTGTGGCAGCGCCGACAGGCTCGGGCCAAGGCGATCCGCAAAACCTTCAAGGTGGTGAGCGGTTGAGCCGCTACCTCTTTGACTGCGAAACCAACGGCCTCCTCGATGATCTGACAACTGTTCACTCACTGGTGTTACAGGACGCGGACACCGGGGAGGTTTTTTCATGTGCGGACCAACCCGGCTACATCCCCGTCGCAGAGGGTGTCCGTAAGCTCCTAGAGGCCGAAGAACTGATCGGCCACAACATCATCAAGTTCGACGTTCCGGCAATCCAGAAGGTGTTCCCGTGGTTCAAACCCTCGTCCCGCCTGTTGGACACCCTTGTTCTCGCTCGGCTGTTCTGGCCCGAGATCAAGGACACCGACGAAGGCTTGGTGAAGAAGGGGACGCTACCTAAGAACCTCCGGGGCAAGTACAGCCTCGAAAGTTTCGGCTACCGCCTCAAGCTCCAGAAGGGCGAATATTCAGACATCATGAAGGCCAAGGGTCTTGACCCGTGGGCCAACTGGAACGTCGAAATGCAGGACTACTGCGAACTCGACGTGGTTGTCACGAACGCCCTCTACCGCAAGGCCCTTAAGGTCTGGCAGGGCTACGACCGGGACACCGAGCGGCGCATCAAACAAGCTGAGAAGCGTAAGCAGCCCACCGACAGCATCAAGATCGTCCCTGTCTCGGATAGGTCCGTCTGGATGGAAATGGACGTGGCTCGCATCCTCGCTCGTCAGGAGCGATGGGGCTTTGCCTTCGACGTTTCCGCAGCCGAGAAGTTTTACGTCACGCTGATAGCGGAACGGGAACGGCTGGAAACCGAGCTTCGCAAGACGTTCGGCTCGTGGCTGGCCCCTGACGGCAAGCCTGTCACTGTCGGCAAGACCCGCAGAGTGAAGCGCAAGGACCTCCCGATCCTCGGCTACGAGCGCGACCGGAAGGGCGGGATCAAGATGGACAAGGAAGGAAACCCTGTCCCGATCTACGTCAAGGAACTCTACGAGGAAGGCTCTCGCTACCAGAAGTTCAAGGTGGTCGAGTTCAACCCAAAGTCCAACCACCATATAGCCGACCGGCTCAAGAAGCTGTTCGGATGGGAGCCGATGGAGTTCACTCCGAGCGGTGAGCCCAAGCTGGACGAAACGGTTCTTTCGCAGCTTCCGTGGCCCGAAGCCAAGCTCCTCACGGAGTACCTGACAGTCGCCAAGCGCATCGGTCAGTTGGCCGAAGGTAAACAAGCGTGGCTCAAGAAGGAACGCAACGGGCGCATTCACGGCTCCGTCATCACGGCTGGCGCTGTCACCCGTCGCATGACCCATAATAACCCGAACGTGGCCCAAGTACCGAAGTGCGGGTCCCCATTTGGGCACGAATGCCGTTCTCTGTTCACGTCCACCGCAGGGTTCGTCCTAGTCGGCTGTGACGCAGACGCACTGGAGCTTCGCTGCCTTGGCGGCTACATGGCGAAGTACGACAAGGGAGCCTACATCGAGACCATCCTGTCCGGGGATAAATCCCAAGGCACGGATATGCACTCGGTCAACGCTCGTGCCCTCGGCCTCGACCCGAAGAAGAACTATCCGGTTGACGGAAAGGAAATCAACGGACGAGAGATCGCGAAGACGTGGTTCTACGCCTTCATCTATGGCGCTGGTGACTTCAAGCTCGGCTCGATCATGGGAACGAAGGGGTCACAGAAGGCGATCATGGAGGCCGGTAAGCGGTCCCGTGACAACTTCCTTAAGGGTCTTCCGGCGCTCGGAAAGCTGGTGGAGAACGTACAGAAACGCTCGGGCCTCCGTGGGTTCCTGATCGGTCTCGACGGCGGCAAGCTCAAGGTTCGCCATCGTCACGCAGCATTGAATACGCTCCTCCAATCAGCGGGAGCGATCATCATGAAACAGGCACTCGTCATCCTCGACGCCGACCTCCAAGCAGAGGGACTGGTTCCGGGTATCGACTACGAGTTCTGCGCCAACGTCCATGACGAATGGCAGATCGACGTTCTTCCCATGCACGTCGAGTTCGTCTCGAAGACGGCAGAGCTTGCCATCAAGAAAGCAGGAGAAGTCCTTGAGTTCGGATGTCCCCTCGCAGGGAACGCCGACACCGGCTCGAATTGGGCCGACACGCACTAAGGAACGCAGGAGGAACCACGGCGGGGGCCACCTGTATGTCATCACCAACCCCGCATGGCCGGGTTTCGTGAAGATCGGGAGGACGACCAACGTCCTCTCGCGCTTCCGAACCTACCAGACAGCAAGTCCCCATCGTGATTTCCAACTCCATTACCAGAGGTATTTCCCTGATGTATGCAAAGCAGAACGAACCCTCCGAAAACTCTACGGTGGCCTACGGGTCAACGGGGAGTGGTTCCAAGTCCACCCGGACGACGCAGCCAACCTTGTCGATCTTGTCGCCAGCCGCCTCAGACCGAGCGGCCCACGCACAGTACCTCCGGGATCGCTACGGCATTCCGGTGCTGATGGCTCCCGATGACGGGCTCGATGATTGATTACGTTTGGGTGGTGAAGGCGGGCGATAAGTATCTCGCCAACCGCATCCACCGAATGACTTGGACCTCAACGCTCATTCGAGCGATGACCTTCCTCACCGAGGACGCAGCCGAAAGAGCCGCGGAAGCGTGGGCAGGTGAAAAGAAACTCGTACAATTGAAGGAGATCGATTGACCACGTTGATCGTGGACGGCGACCTGTGGGCCTACCGCATCGCTGCCGCCACCGAGAAATCAACTGACTTTGGGGACGGCCAGTTCGTCCTTACCGCAGACGCGGAAGCTGGCAAATTCAATCTTGACGAACTGATCCAAGGCTGGAGCGACAAGCTCGATGCAGATCGGATCATTGTGGCAATCTCCGACGAGAGAAACTTCCGCAAGGAGGTCATGCCCACCTACAAGGCCAATCGTGCCAACGTTCGTCGCCCCATAATCCTCCACGAACTACTCGACCATATCCGTGCTGAATACGAGACGTTCATCCGTCCGGGGATCGAAGCCGATGACGTTATGGGCATCCTCCTGACGAACCCGAAGGTGATCCAAGGGGAGAAGATCGTAGTCACGATGGACAAGGACTTGCGCTCCGTTCCCGGCCTCCATTGGAACCCGGAGAAGGAAGATAAGCCGGTCCTCATCAAGCCAGCACAGGCGGACGCGCTGTTCTACGGACAAGTCCTCTCGGGGGACATCGTGGATGGCTACTCCGGCTGCCCCGGCATTGGTGTGAAGGGTGCGGCTGAACTCGTCGCCAACCCCATTCGCATGGTTCAGGAAGCTTACGAGGTCAAACGAGGCCCCGCAAAGGGAACCCTCAAGTCCCGATGGGTGAAGGAGCCGACCTCAAACATTTGGGAGTGCATCGTTACCCATTACGAGAAGGCCGGTTTGACTGAGGATGACGCCCTCCAGAACGCTCGTGTCGCCCGCATTCTGCGCCACGGGGAATACGACTACAAGAAGAAGGAACCGATCCTCTGGACGCCTCAATGATGTTCGGACGCAAGTGGGTGGCGGATCAACTTTCCACCCATCCGACCGGCTCTCGATACATTTGTCACCCACCAGTGACCGACACAGATGAGGACCATGTGGTCCTCGTTCCGAACATCGAAGTTGCAGCCATTAGGCTCGAAGGTGATGGCTGGACCGTCAACCGCGACGATCCTGCGTATCAGTACGGCGAGAACAATGAGGTCGAGTTCATCACCGCCCGGAAGGGCCACCTCAATCTCATCATCTACGACGACCACCGGGGGTATTCCGCGTTCCTCGCGGCTACCGAAGTGGCTCAAATCCTCAACCTCACAGACAAGGAGCATCGCGTTGCACTTTTCAAAGCCGTTTGTGGCAACAGAGGTCGCCGCTAGTGGCTGAACAAATGCTGATTGGCCTCTACTCTCCGGCGCAGCAGTCCGGGAAATCGACCGTGGCCGGTTATCTCAATCGTGAATACGGTTTCGAGACGCGGGGCTTCGCACTCGCTCTCAAGCGGATGGTCATCGACCTTATGAACTCCGCTGGCCTGACCCCGGAGCAGATTGGCCACTACATGGACATCGGCAAGGAAGATCCGATCCCCGAATTGGGCGACAAGAGTTTCCGCTACCTGTGCCAAACGCAGGGAACCGAATGGGGCCGAACGCTGATCGACAAGGACCTGTGGGTCAAGATCGTCGTCAACAACCCGCAGCGCCCGGACCTCCTCGTCATTGATGACGTTCGCTTCCCCAATGAGTTCGATGCCATCCGCAACGCTGGTGGTCAGGTTTGGCGGGTTGTCCGCCCCGGAGTAATCCCCACCTCGGATCACCCGAGCGAGGGTCTTCTGGAGGGCTTCGACTTCGACGCTACGATCACCAACGGCGGCACCATCGCTGACCTCGAACGGGCTACGGAAGTGGCCCTCAAGTTCGGCGTTTGATTAACACCCTAGTCAAGGACGTCGCCGCTCTTGAGCAATTCCCATAAGGGGCCACCACCGTTGGACCGCACGACTATCGATTGGTTGGACCGGGCATATCCCGAAAGGAGCCCTGATCCAGCCGATAGTGAGCGGGAAGTTTGGATGAAGGCAGGAGAGCGGCGGCTTGTCCGCCACCTCCTCAACCTCATCACGAAACAAGAAAGCGAAGAAACCTAATGTGTGCATTCGGAGGGGGCTCTAAGTCCTCCCAACCCGTGAAGAACATCGTCGCACAGCCCACGCCTCTCCCGGAGAAGGCACCAGAGCCAGTCGAGATCAAGAAAGACAAGGAACCACGGCAGAACAAGCGCCGGAACCCGCTCCGCATCGAGCTCGCTCAACAGGCAGCAGCCTCGGCTAACACGGGTGTCAACGTCTGATCTGAATGGCCGGATCAGCGAAGACGCGGTACGACGCCTTAGAGGCTGACCGCAGACCCTATCTGGACCGTGGCCGTCAGTGCGCCAAACTCACCATCCCGTCGCTCCTCCCTGATGATGGGGCGAACGGGTCAACCACATTCACAACCCCTGAACAGTCCCTCGGGGCTCGCGGCGTCAACAACGTCTCGGCAAAGCTCCTAATGGCGCTGTTCCCGCCGAACGCCCCTTACCTGAAAATGGAAGTGGACGCGCTTACGGCGCAGGAAATGACGCAGCAGGAAGGGCTCAAGGACGAGATCGATCGTGCCTTCGGCCAGTTCGTACGCCGCATCATGTCCGACTTCGAGGCTCGTGCCCTGCGTGCCGACCTCTACGAAGTGTTCAGGCTCCTCGTCACGACCGGCAATGCCACCCTGTACGTCCCCGAAGAAGGGCGCGGACGGGTCTATCGCATGGACAAGTACGTCTGCCTACGCGACCCCTCTGGTACGCTCCTCGAATGGGTCTCCAAAGAAGCTGTGGCCCGCGCCTCGCTCCCCGAAGACATCCGCTCGAAGCTCCCCGAACCGTCCGCGAGCGAGACACCAGCGTCCTCTAACGGCATCCAGACGGAAGCCTCGAAGGACACAGTTGACCTCTACACCCACGTTCTCCTGAACGAAGAAGGCGTCTACATCGTCTATCAGGAAGTGGAAGGTGAGATCATCCCCGACACGGAGGGTGAATACCTTGCCGATGACCTCCCGTTCCTCGTCCTGCGCTACAACAAGGTAGATGGAGAGAACTACGGACGTGGCCTGATCGAGGAATACTTGGGCGACCTGGCTCACCTCGAAAGCCTCTCTCAATCGATCCGAGAGTTCGTCGCAATATCTTCCCGCGTGATCCCGTTGGTGAACCCAAATGGTGTGGCCACGGCGAAGGACCTTGTGAAGGCGAAGAACGGCGAACCGATCTTGGGCAATGAGGGGGACATCCGTTTCCTCCAGATCGAGCGATACAACGACTTCCGCGTTGCCAAGGAAATGATTGACGAACTGTCTAATCGCCTTGCCTTCGCCTTCCTCATGAACACCGCCATTCAGCGCCCCGGCGAACGAGTGACGGCAGAGGAAATCCGTTACATGGCCCGCGAACTGGAAGACACCCTTGGTGGCACTTATTCGGTGCAGTCGGTTGACCTCCAGCTTCCCCTCGCGAAGGTCCAGATCAAGAACCTTGAACGGGCCGGATCGCTGCCCGAGCTTCCGAAGCAGGTTGCAACACCGAAGGTCGTCACCGGCATGGACGCGCTTGGTCGCGGAAATGACCTGTCGAACCTGATGCAGTTCCTCGAACTGATTTCACCGACGCCAGCCGCTCAGCGCCTCAAGTGGGACCAGATCGCCACGCGCGTAGCCAACGGCCTCAACGTCGAGACCGAAGGACTTGTCCTCACCGAGGAGGAGTTCGCGGCTCAACAGCAGCAAGCGATGATGATGCAGATGATGGACCGCCTCGGACCTAATGCGGTGAACCAGCTTGGCGGTCTCGCGCAAACACAACTTCAAGCACAAACACAGGAGCCTCAATAATGGCCGAGAAGAACACCAGCCGGGTCAATACCGGCACACGAACAAAGGCGCAGGACGCCGAAGCCCTCAAAGCCCTCAAGACCTCCGCAGAGAGTGAGGGCGGCAAAACCGTAGTTGAGGAGAACGGAGCAACGTTCATCGTTGAGAAGAACTCCTTCGGAATGACCATCAAGACAAGGATCGCTTAATGACCGAAATCGTAATCACCTCTCCGACCGGCCCCGATGCTCCCGTTGAAACCTCGGGCGTGACCCGACCGGATAACGTGCCGGAGAAGTTCTGGAACGCCGAGAAGGGCGAAGTGAATACCGAAGCTCTGCTCGCCTCTTACACCGCCCTTGAGACGAAGGTTGGTGCCCCGAAGGCGGACCAGAGTGTAACGGAAGGTGGCGACGAGGGTGTCACGGAAGGTGACGACACGACCTCTGAGGAGGACGAAGCCGCCGAGAAGATCGCCAACGAAGCTGGCGTGGACGTGGAAGCCATCGAAGCCGCTTGGCTGGAGAGCCGAACGATCCCCGACAGCGAGCTTGAGAAGCTGGCAAAGGTTGGCGTCACGAAGGAAATGGCTGAGGAGTTCATTGCCTACCGCGAAGCTCAGGCGGAACGTCTCCGTGAAGAACTGACCAGCACTGTCGGCGGCGAGGAAGCCGTCAACAAGATGGTCGAGTGGGCGGGCAAGAACTACACGGTCGAGAAGGCCGAAGCGTTCAACAAGGCCGTCAACTCGAAGGACAAGGGCCAGATCGAAATGGCCCTCAAGGCTCTCCAGAAGGACTACGAGAAGGCCAATGGACGTGTCCCCAAGCTCGTCAAGCCAACCTCAGGTGCTGCCTCTAAGGGCGGCGTCTATCAGAGCCTTGCGCAGCTTCACGCTGACCAGCGCGATCCGCGCTATGCGTCAGACCCGGCGTTCCGTCAGTCTGTGATCGACAAGCTCGCTCGCTCCAACATCTAACACCTACTCAAAAGGACAAGTTTGGCCTCCGGTTCACGCCGGGGGCCTTTTTGCGTTATGCGCCCAATCAACGAAATCATCATCCATTGCTCGGCAACCCCGGAAGGGAAGCATTTCACCGTCGAAGACATCCGCTCATGGCACAAGGCACAGGGCTGGAGTGACATCGGCTACCATTTCGTCGTTTACCTCGACGGCTCTGTCCACGCCGGTCGCCCGGTCGAGAAGGTCGGTGCCCACGTTTCGGGCCGAAATACCGGCACGATTGGCATCTGCTACATCGGCGGCGTAGCGAAGGACGGAAAGACACCCAAGGACACCCGCACTCCTGCGCAGAAGGAAGCTCTCCTCAAGCTCTGTACAGACCTGATCGGGAAATACACCCTAGTTAAGAAAGTATCTGGTCACAATCAGTACGCCAAGAAAGCTTGCCCGTCCTTCGACGTTCGCAAAGACCCGCTCGGCCAACTGGTATGAGCCAGAAGCACTCCAAGCGGCGAACCTCCAAGTTCTTTCTGTTGGTCAACACAGCACTCGCTTGGGGCCTCGCTTACTACTCGCTCTACACCGAACAAGGCAGCGCCGCAGTGGCCTCCGCTCTGGCCCTCGTTGGTTCCCTCTACGGGGCTTACGTGGGGATCGGACACATGGACTACCGCCGTTTCCTCCATTTCTTCAACTCACCGGAAGGACCTAATGATCTGGCTTCTTAAGAACTGGAAACTGGTCGCATTCGGTGTCGTTGTCCTCGCCCTCGTGGTGACAGGCGTCAAGCTCTATCGGGCTGGCGCATCGAACGCCACGCTCGCCTTTGAACTCGATGCCTCGCGGAAAGCCAATGAGCTTCTTTGGGACAAGATCAAGAACAGAGACGAAGCTGCGAAGGCTCACGTCGAGCGCACGATTGCTGACGCTCAGAAAATCACCGAACTGAACCAAAGGATCACAAGCCTCAATGATTACGTGGACACGCTCCAAGATCGTGATCGGGAGTGCCTTAGTGGCCCTGATGTTGAGCGGCTGCGCGACCTCTGGAACAACTCCGGTTCCGGTACAGGCACCTCTGCCTCCGCTCCCCGCTGACCTCAAGGTCTGCTTCGACAACACCGTTTCGGCTCCCAAACAGGGACCGCTCACGAAAGGCAAGGTCATCGAATTGATCGCCTCGCTCAAGAAATCAGAAGCCGAGAAGACGGCATGTGGCAAACGCCTCATAGCCTTCTACGAAAGTCTTCTGCTTTAGCCCCAACGGGCAAACACTAGCTTCGCCCGCCTGAACTCTCCGCGATCATTGCTGTAAGCATAAACAGCAGAGGCAGAGACGTCAGCGGGCGTTGTGTTCGGCTTCGGTCTCGCCAAGTCCAAGCCGGGCACACCCACGTCGCGGGTTACGTCACAGATTAGCATCACGCTCCTGCCGTTGATGTTGAAAGTGCAATTCTCAACTGTGGTGTCCATGGGAATCCTCCTTTGAATTGCACGAGTATATTACACGGCGCAGATTCCCGCACGTTAATACTTCGCTATCAACAGCGAATTTCCCTGTGAAGATGGAAATAGTCGCACTGTCCACTCGACGGTGACTTAAGTCCCATCAAGAAAAGCAAACAAGAACCGTGACCCACCGCTGGTTCCCCGAGGGGAGCCCCGAGTGGATAATCTTGTGTTCCTGCGTGTCGTTCTTGGACGGACCTTTTCCCTCCATCAACAAACACAGGAAAACCTAAATGACTGACGTAAATGTCTCCCGCACCGGCCAGATTCTACTCGCTGGCGACGTCGATGCCCTGAACCTCAAGATTTGGTCGGGCGAGGTGCTGAATGCCTTCAACGCTGCTTGCGTCTATCAGGACAAGCAGATCGTTCGCCAGATTAGCTCTGGCAAGTCCGCACAGTTCCCGGCGACCGGCAAGATCACTGCCGCGTACCATACGCCCGGTACGATGCTGACGGGTACTCCGATTGCCCATAACGAGCGCGTAATCACGATTGACGACCTGCTCGTGTCGAACGTCTACATCGCTGACATTGACGAGGCCAAGAACCACTACGATGTCCGCTCCGAGTACACCAAGCAGCTTGGTGAAGCTCTGGCAAAGACCTACGACATGAACGTTGCCCGTAACGTGGTCCTCGCGGCCCGTACTGGTGCCCTTATCACCGGCGAGCCGGGCGGTACGGTTATCAACGCTGGCGTCAATGTTCGCACCGATGGCACCCTCATCAAGAACGCACTGTTCTCCTCGGCTCAGAAGCTGGATGAGAATAACGCGCACGAAGGCGACCGCTACGCGATGGTCCGTCCCGCGACCTTCTACGCCGCCGCAGCCAACACCGATCTGGTGAACAAGGATTGGGGAGGTCGTGGTTCTATCGCGGACGGCAAGATCGAATCCCTCGCAGGTATCCTGATCGTGAAGTCCAACCACGTTCCTCAGACGGACGACAGCGCCCTCGCTGAACTCCCGACGAAGTACCGTGGAGACTTCTCCGACACCGCGTTCACTGTTCACCAGCGAGCCGCTGTTGGTACGGTCAAGCTGATGGACCTGTCCATGCAGTCGAAGTACCTCGAAACCCATCAGGCCACGCTGCTCGTCGCACGTCAGGCCGTTGGCCACGGCGTCCTTCGCTCGGATTGCGCCATCGAAATCGCTGCACTTGCAGCCTAACCACAACTACCGGGGCTCCTTTTGGGGCCTCGGTTATTTTTTGCGTTTGGAGAACTGAATGGAAACTCTCGGTTCCTCTAGCGAGGTTCAGGCCGTCAGCGAGCTTCTAGCCGCGATTGGCGAGGACCCGGTAGAAAACCTCGAAGACCTGCCGCCGTCTGGCAACACCGCTCTTGTCACCCTGCGTGGCACCTCTCGGGACCTCCAAGAGGAAGGCCACTGGTTCAACTCTGAGGACGATTACGTCATCGAGCCGAACGAGGGGGGCGAGATCATCATCCCCGAAAGCATCTTGAGCATCGATAGCCCCGATCTGGACGTGATCCAGCGAGGAAGGAAGCTCTACAATCGGGAAACCAAAACCTTCACCTTCGATAGCGCACTGACGTGTTCCGTCATCCTCCAACTGGAGTGGGACGAACTGCCGTCCGTCGCACGTCGATACATCACCGCTCTGGCTATCGAGAGGTTCGTTGACGGGTTCCCCGGAGCGACCGCAGTAACTGAAGCGCGGAACCGGAACCTCCTCCGGGCCAAGGTGGCCTTCGACAAGGCCGAACTTCGCAACGGCGACTACAACCTCCTCGACAACGAGAGCATCCAGCAGAAGAACAGGAGAGGATAATTTGCGAGCCGAAGGTGGCTCTCCCAATCTCATCAACGGCGTAAGCCGCCAGCCCACCGAGGTTCGGCTTACGTCGCAGCTTGAAGACAGCGTGAACCAGTTTCCAACGGTCACGAGAGGTCTTGTTCCACGGAACCCCGCTATCCTCAAAGGGGTCATCAATTCCACAAACCCTGAAAACTCCACGACGCACCTCATCGACCGCGACGACGCCGAGCAATATGTCGTGACAGTCAGCCCTAACGGTGTTGAGGTCACCGACCTCGCCGGCAATCGGAAGACAGTCAACGCACCGGGAGGATACGGCTACCTTGCCGGGGCTGGACCGGGCGACCTACAGGCGCTCACCGTCGCGGACCACACGTTCATCCTGAACAAGAGGAAGGTGGTCCAAAACTCCGCAGAACTCACTCCGGCTTTCCCGAGGGACGGTCTTATCCATATCGTCCAAGGCGATTACCACAACGAGTACACGATCCTCATCGATGGGTGGCAAGCCGCAAGGTATAACACCGAGGGCGGCCCTTACGACAACGAGGTCAGCGCCCGATCAGCCGAAAGAGGGGCACGGCCTTCTGTCATTGCCAGTTTCCTAGCTACGGGCAACCCACCGAGCGGACAGGTCACCCTTCCGGGGTCCTCTCAGGCCCACCTAGTAGGCTCTCTTGGGACCACGTATTGGAACATTCAGGTCCTAGACAACGTGATCTACCTAAGGAACCTCACGGGTGCCAACTTCTCGCTTGACGTGAAGGCTGGCGGAGAGACGAGAGCCCGAGCCCACAAGGATGTGTCGTCGGACTTCTCGGAGCTTCCGAGGAAGGCACCGCATGGGTTTTCCATCAAGATTTCGGGCTCCGAGGACACGAATTACGACGACTACTATGTACGCTTCGACCATCCGGGAGGTTCAGCACAGGGTCGTTGGAAGGAGACCGTGGCGCCGAGCATCCCCTACAAGCTCGACGCTTCAACCATGCCTCATATTCTGGTGCGAGAGGCCAACGGTACATTCACCTTCAAGCCCGCCACCTGGGCGAACCGGGAAGTGGGTGATCTGGAGACCAATCCGTGGCCCTCATTCGTCGGACATTCGATTGACGGTATGATCTTCTTCAAGAACCGCGTGGGCTTCTTCTCGGGCGAGGCTTGTGCCTTGTCCAGACACGAGGATTTCTTCAACTTCTTCATCGAGAGCATCCTTACTCCGCTGGACACAGACCCGATTGATGTAGCGATTTCCTACCCCGAGGTCTCCGACATCCGCCATGCGGTTCCTTTCTCGGGCGAGACGATCCTGTTCACTCAGTCGGTTCCGTTCAGGCTTGCCTCCAATGGCGACCTATTCACCCCGACCAGTGTCAGTATCGAGCCCGTGCTGTCCAATCGGACATCGGCAAAGGTCCGACCAGTGGTTGCCGGGGACAAGCTTTATTTCGTGAATGACGTGCCCTCGGGATGCTTCGTCCATGAAATGACCTACGACCAAGACGTAGGGGTGAAAGCCGCCCCCACCATTACGGATCACGTCGCCGGTTACATTCCCACAGGGATTACGCTCATGGAGGCCGATGAGGACATGAAAATCCTCGCACTGGTCTCCGAGAACGAACCCCGTTCGATCTATACCTATAAGTGGCTCTGGATCGGACAGGAGAAGGCTCAAGCAGCGTGGCAGAAGTGGACCGTAGCGGACCCGATCATCGGTATGAAGTTCTTCGGAGAGGAGTTGGTGGTAGTCACGAACCGGACGACCAGTCGCGAAATCCTATCAATCAACTGCCATGAAGCTTGGACGGACAGCCAGATTGTCCCCATCTACCTCGACCGCCGAGTGTCAATCACAGGCACTTATAACGCGACTACTGACCAGACCACCTACACCCTGCCATACGGGGCTACCGGGGCGAAGATCGTGAGCCGTGAAGCGGCCACCTATGGCTTCCAGCCCAACAGCCTGTCCTATAGCGGCAACACCGTTGTTGTTCCGGGCCAGTTCGCTTTGCAGGTCTACGCTGGCTTCGAGTTTGAGAGTTACGGCGTTCTGTCCAAGTTCCACTACCGAACGCAGAACAACCAAGGCGGATGGGGCAACGCTGTACCCGGAACGGTCCTGACGGTGGCGAACGTGACCCTTGACGTGGGCGATACGGTCTTCCTCGATGTCGACCTGATCCGCGACTACCGGAAGCCCTTCACCTACAGACTGTCGGCGGCGCTGACGGGGACCAAGACCGGCAAGGTGGGCTCGCTCATCATCGGTAAGATCAAGAAGGCCCTGTCGATCCTGTCGAAGGCAGACGACTTCCGACTCAAGTTCAAGAACCGGGGACCCTATCCGTACACCGTCCTGTCTTACAGGTGGACCGGGGACGCGACCCCGATTTCCTACTAACCAGAAAGGAACCTAATGACCCCACACGGAATCGTGACGCGGGCCACATTCGCTGATGCTTACGAGCTCGACGCGAAGCTCCGTCCCGAGGACCGCAAGGAAGTCGAGGACATCACCGGGAAACCGGCAATCCGAAACTTCCTTATGGGGGTTGTCATAGGGGAACCATGCCTCACCTTGAGGGACCCGGAAGGGGAACTCTTGGGCATTCTTGGCGTGGTGCCAGTCGGCGTCTCCGGGGGCTCAATCGCGCTCTCGGGGACCGCACTCCTTGAGCAGCGACGGACGTGTTTCCTCCGGGGGACTATCGATGTCCTCGCTGAACTGGATCGCTCCTACGACACCCTGTTCAACGTCTGTGACGCCCGCAACCCTGTCCACCATCGGTGGCTCAAATGGGCGGGATTTAACTTCATCAGAAAGATCGACCGATTTGGCGCGAAAGGCGTCCCGGTCATAGAGTTCGCAAGGATCAGGCAGATTGTGTGACATCATCACCATCGCCTCGATTGGTCTAGGGATCGCCCAAAGCGCAATGCAATACAACGCAGCGCAGGATCAGTACGAGCAGCAGATGGAGGTTCAGCGACAGAACGCGATCAACGCTTCTAAGGCCGCAGAGAACCAGTACAGCAACATCGCCATTCGCTCCCAACAGGAGGACATGGCGCGAAACCAACAGCAAATGGAAGCAAACATCGAAGCCGCTAGGGCTGCGTCTACCGTTGAGGTGGCAGCAGCGGAAGGCGGCGTGGCCGGTCTTTCCGTCGATGCTGTTCTCCGGGATATTTATGCGCAGCAGGGTCGCAACGAGGCGGCGCTTGATGTCAACGCGCGGATGAACCGGGATTACCTCGCCGGGGAAATGAAGGCGGCGGAAGCCGGAGGTCAGAACCAGATCAACTCTGTTCCGATCCCCGAGAAGCCAACCTTTGCTCCCTATCTTCTCAACGCATTCGGCACTGGCCTGAACGCATATAGCAACTACAAGAAGCGGACTGGTTAATGGCAGGACTATTTGGAACTAAGGCTCAGGTCGCGCCTCTTAAGCAGACCGCAATTCAACCGGCGGGCATCCCCGGTTCCACGTTCGTCAGACCAGTACAGCAGGAGGTGGGCGGTAACGCCCGCCGCCTCGCGGAAGCTCTCGGGGGACTGAACACGGCCCTTCAAGGCTTCGCAGCAGTGCAACAGGCCGAGGCCGAGGACCCGAACTCAAGGGCCAACAAGGAGCAAGTAGCACGGCTCCAACAGATGAACCGGGAGCAGCTTGCGGCAGAAATCGCCAGTGGCTCCCTAGACGGCCAACGAGTACAGCGGGACGCCGCGGAACTGCTGCTTGCAGAACGGGCGAACGATGACCTCCGCACCCGTTGGGCCGAGTTTTACAACACCGAGTTCGACCGCTCCACCGGAGACGCCAAGGCCGAGTTCGAACGCATTCGCGGCGAAATTGCGCAGGGTCTTCCTTCGGAAGTCTCTCGCGGCCACCTCTACAAGCTCTCGGCTGATTTCGGTCGGACGTGGATGGAGAAGGACGCAGAGGAGAAGATCGCCAACGTTAAGAGCGAGATCGCAACAACTGTCGTCGGCTCCTTCCGGGCCACGATTGATGACGCTATTGGCATCCACGGCAAATCCGCAGCAGATGCCGCTAAGATGGTCTTCGAGAAGTCCGCCGCCAATCGGGTATTCCTTGGGATGTCCGGTACGGAGCAGAATGACACGATCTTCGCGATTGCCGAGGAATACGCCCTCAAAGGCCGTGCGGACATCGCTCGTGAACTACTTGCGTCCGACCGAGTGGGCGCTGATGGGAAGAAGGTCCCGTCTCTCATGTCCACCCGTGAGTACGGAACCAAAGCCCTCCGACTGATCGAACAAGCTGAAAACAAAGCTGAGCAAGACTATCTCGACAAGGACCTGAACTCGCGCCTCGGGATCGAGGAGAAGGTGCGCAACGGTGAGTTCACGCAGAAGGACGCCGACGCTCTCAGAGGTCAAGTTCCTGATAGCTATCTTACCCGTCAGGTCCTCCAGAGTGAGGAGAACCGGGCTCGCATCTTCACCAAGGCGGGAACCGAGCGGGACAAGGCCGAGCTTCGCCGTTACTCGAAGGAACAAGAGAACGAGGTCTACGCACAGGCTGCAACCGTCCTCGACAGAATGGGCGGAACGACCCGGCTCCGCGACAAGGAAGTTCCAAATGCGACCGGAGAAGGCACCCGGACTATCACAGTCAAAATGCAGATTGACGCTGACATTGCGCGCCGTGAGGCAGCGTGGGATGCTGAGGTCGAGCAGCTTAAGGCTGGAGGTATGGATGAAACGCAAGCGGTCGCCACAGTGGATGCGAAGCGGCTCGATTGGTACGCCGGTCAGCGTATCAAGAACGAGACTTGGGACAACCTATTGAACGGCTTCGCCGGTCGTGCGGCGGCTGACACTGCGATACAGGGTGGGGATACCGCCAAATACCTCGTCCAGAATGCCGAACTATACCGCCGCCTCAAGGCAGGGAACTCATCCTACCTCCGCACCTTCCTGACCGACAAAGACAGCTTGGCGATGCTCGATCACTACGACCGACTAGTCACGAGGAACCGTATGCCCCCGGAAGAAGCGCTTCGGTCTGCCGCAGGGTGGAACTCGAAGAAGCCGTGGGAACGTGTCACTGATCGGGGACTTTCGGCCAAGGATGAGGCCGACTTGGTTGATGACCTGATCGATGATCTGGAACTCGACAGCCGCTCATCCGACCGGGAGTATATTACCAGCGAAGTGCGGTGGATGGCCGAGAATGAAAACATGACCCTCGATGCGATCAAGGAGGAGCTGCCCAAGCGGCTCAACGATAGCACCGTAGTTATCAACGGCGTTCTGGTCCCCGATCACCGCGACCTTCCTGATGACTTCCCTCCGCTCATGGAGCAAGTTCTGGCCGACATGAGGCCAATGATGCTCCAGCGGGGTCGCACTGATGAGAACAACGAACAGGACCTTTACGTCCGCCCGGTGTCTGGCCAGTCGAAATGGGAAGTGGTCTCCAAGCGTTGGGGCGGTACAGGCTTCTTCATCCTCCCGAAGGACCTCGCGGTCGTTCGCGACAAGAAGGTTCGTGAACAGGATGAGATCGCCACCAAACTCCGTGAGGCCAAGGCGGAAGAACGTCAGAAGGCTATGGCCGACTATCAGGCTTCTATCGAGGCTGAACGACAGAATGTCCTCAAATGGGAGCAACGGGCGCAGAAGCGACCCACGCGGATGAACAAGTGGATCGCAGAAAACCTCCGCGAGAACCTGAACGAGCGCGTCATCAATGATCTCACCGTCACAGAGAGAGCCGAGAAGCAGAAGGCGGAAGCCGAGAAAGCTATGGGCGAAGCTCGCGCTAGGGGGCAGAAGATGGATCGTGCGGTCTCGGATTTCCTTCGTTCACTGATCCCCTCGGTGAAAGTCGGGGACCGAACTTTGGTCCAGTAATAACCCCCTAGTTAAGGAAGCAACTTCGGCCTCGTCCTCGTGACGGGGCCTTTTTATTTGGAGAATTGCATGGACAACCGTTTGGCATCTGCCATCGTCCGGGAAGCCGAACGGATCGGCGCAAACCCCGCAGACCTCGCTACCGTCATGTCCTACGAGACGGGTGGCACGTTCGACCCTTGGAAGCAGGGGCCGACAACAAAGTGGGGGCAACATATCGGCCTGATCCAGATGGGTCAGCCGCAACGAGAGAAATACAACTATTACAAGGGTATGCCGATTGAAGACGCCGTTCGTGTCTCGGCAGATTACCTTGTGGATGCAGGTTTCAAGCCCGGAATGGGTCTCCTCGAAATGTACTCGGCCATCAACGCCGGGGGTATCGGGGAGCAGTATTATGGCCGTAGTGACGCCGGGGCTGGCGGCGCTCCGGGAACAGTCCGGGACAAAGTCCAATACCAGATGGGCTCCCATAAGCAGAAGGCAGTCGCCCTGCTGAACGGCGAGTTCACTCCCACCGAGACGACCTATTACACGTCAGCCGATACTCGTGGTCCCGAAATCCAGACCACCGCGAATGATGTCGTCATGGCCCCGCAGCCGAAGACTTATGTGGAGCAGAACGCCAACCCGGAGCCCGAGCCGTATTCCTTCCTTGAAGGCGTCGGCGCGAACTATGAGAGCTTCGGCATCACGTCGCACCTCACAAGGTGGATGGGGGAGAGCGGGACAGACCCGTACTTCACTATTGGAGATGAGCGCGGCACGCACCTCACCAAGCAATACCCTTCGCAATACCACGACTTCCTCCTTTCCTCGGGTTCGGAGTTCAATCTTCGAAGCCGTGAGCAGTGGGTTCGGGAGGACTTGGTTCGTCAAGCCCGTATGGGCGTCTCCGGCACCGCAGCGAATATCCCGCAGGGCTTGGTGGCGGGAGCCATTGATCCCGTCTCCGTGGCGGTAGGTGTCGGTACGGGTGGTATGGGCGGCGCAGCCTTGGGCGTTGGTCGCGTAGGTCGTGCGCTTTATGGTGCCGTCTCTGGTGCAGCGGTCAACGCCGCTCTGGACTTCGCTTCCGGCGAGGTGACAGACAACCCCTATGCCGATCCGGTTACGGCCGGAACGTTCGGTGCCGTGTTCGGTGCCTTCGGTGGAGCCCTCGCGGCGAACCGTGGTTCATCGTTCGAGGCACACGCGGCCTACGATACAGCGGCCAGTGTTCGGCGCGGCATCAAGCCCCCGGACGTGGCCCCGGAAGGCGGCTCGATCCAGTTATCCGGCTCGGGAGGCGCAGCGCGTAACCCCGAAATGAGGGACAGCCTGATTGGACTTGATCGCGGTCTGTCCATCGAAATGTCCGACGAGAGTGTGCCGAAAGGCTTCGGCGGGTGGTTCCGAAAGGGCGACGTGACGGGTCAGATGACCACGGCAAAGAATCCGTTCACCCGCCTGATCGGCGCTCACTTCTTCGAGGAGACTGCTGGTTTCACCGATCACAGCGTTGTCCCGGACAGCGTAAACTCCCGCTTCACAGCGGCTCACCGGAAGGCCGAGGGCAACTTCAACGCCTCGTATCTCCCGGCCAAGAACGCCTTCATCAAAGAGGCGGGGCTTTCCCGGCTGAACCTAACAGGACAGGCCAAGCTCGAACGAGACTTCAACCGCATGGTTGCGGACTATATTTGGGACCCGGCTCCGTCACCGGATTCAAACCCCCATGTGGTCAAAGCCGCTGGAGCGTTCCGCAAATCTATGGCCGACTTCGCTCGGGATATGGAGGAAGCGGGTCTCTGGAAGGGCGGACCTGACGCCAATTACGTCCCGCTCGTCGCGGACCATAACGTGATCGCGCATGTGGACCAGATGGTTCACCACGAGGTCATGGAGAAGTTCTTCAAGGACGCCATCAAAGACCACGGTGGCGCTCGGATTTCCGATGACCTGGCCGCCCGCATGGCGAAGGGATATTGGGCCAACATCCGAAAGGCTGGCTACGGGATCGAGGACGCCATGTCCAAGTCTCTCCATCTGGAGGACAGGGACGGGTTCAAGAAGGCGTTTCAAGAGGCGCTAGAAGATCAGGCGAACCTCACGAACAAAGAACTTGATGAGGTTTTCGACATCCTCTCTGGCCTCATGGACACGGCGAAGAAGACGGAGGGCGATTCCTCGAAAGGCGTTGGCTACCTAAAGCGCCGTACGCTCATGAACCATAGCTATAAGGCTACGATCCAAACCCGTGACGGGAAGCTGATCGAGCTTCGCCCGCGTGACCTGTTCGAGCAGGACGCCGAGCTTCTGTTCCGGCGATACTCTCGCTCAATGTCGGGCAGAATTGCCTTCGCCAAGACGAAGATTTTCAACCCGGAGACGGGAGAACTGATCGTAGATGGCATCCGCTCCACTAGCGACCTCGACAAGCTCAAGCAGTCCCTCAAGGAAAGCTACCGGCTTATGCCGGGGAACCTTGCGGACAAGGAGGGCGAACTCAAGAACGCGCTGGAGAACATCGACTTCGGATGGGCTAAGATCAACGGCATCCCTGTCTACGGCTCGGAGAAGGCTCACGCGCAGTGGGCTCGTCGGGTCAAGTCGATGCAGTTCATCCGGCTAATGTCGAACATGGGCCTCAATCAGGTTCAGGAAACGTGGAAGATCGTCTCCCTGACGGGGTTCCGTGCGGCCATGTCGCAAATCCCCGCCATTCGGGAAATGAACCGTGCGGTCTCCACCGGCAAGCTCGGGAAGGACAAGCTCCTCAACGAACTGTCCGACATGACCGGCATCGGAATGGACAACCTCTGGAACCGCTACGACCTGCGTCTGGACGATGATCGTCTCGGTGCGCAGACGGGCGGGCGGCTCACTCAGGTTGTTGATAACGTCCTCGATGCGGGGCAGCGGCTCACAGCCAACGTCTCCTTCATGCGGCAAATCCACGACTACCAACAGCGTTGGGCGATGAAGGCCATCACGCAGCAGATCGCGGATATGGCTCGAAAGACGCGGAACGCTGACGGCTCCTTTGACTATTCCAAGCTCAAGCCACGAGACAGGGACCGAATGGCCTCTATCGGGCTCGGGGAGGATGATGCGAAGAAGCTGTTCAAGGACCTCCTCGACCACTCGGAGTTCGACGGGAACAAGATCGTCGGTGTCAACACGATGAAGTGGGACCCGTCAAATGTCTCAAAGTACCGCGTGTTCCTCAATCGGTACACCGACCGGCTCGTGCAGCAGAACGACTTCGGGGCTTTGTCCAAATGGATGAGCAACCCGGTCGCCTCGATGTTCATCCAATTCCGTTCGTTCGTGTTTGGAGCTTGGGCAAAGTCCACTCTCTGGACCCTAAACCACGGCGCCTTCACCGATCCTAAGATGATGGTCCTCCTCCTCGGGGAACTTGCTGCTGGCACGGCCACCTTCGCGGTGCGCCAGTCGGGGACGGCGATCACGGAGGATGGATGGGAAAAGTATTGGGAGGAGACGATGCAGCCCGCAAACCTGCTCAAGAACGGCTTTGCCCGTACGGCGACCGCTTCGGTGGTTCCGATGTTCCTCGATACGATCCTAATGTCTACTCCTCTCGGTCCACAGTTCGGTCAAGCCCGCGCCTCTGGCTCGGCCACCGACGCTTGGCTCGGATCTCCGGTAGCTGACCAAATCGACAGCGCGATGCAGTTCTCTCGTGGAGCCATGCGTTCGGTTTGGGAGGGCGAGGACATGACACAGCAGCAGATCAAGGCGGGCATTCGGGCGTTTGCGCCACTCGGCAATTGGGTTCCCTTCACGGCGGCGCTCGGTGCGCTGATCGAGGATCGTCCCGAACGATAACCAACTGGCCTCACCTTAAGGTGGGGCCGCTATTTGAAAGGAAAGAATGACCATTCCATCCGTCGAGTACCCCGGTAACGGCTCGACAAGACAGTTTGACGTGACCTTCCCTTATCTCCGAAAGGAGCATGTGGTGGTCTACGTAGGTGGCGATCCAGTCACATTCACTTGGATCAACAACTCCCGCGTACAGACGAGTGTGGCTCCTGCCGCTGGCACGACAGTCACTGTTCGGCGCGAAACTCCCGAAGTTCCAATCCATACCATTCAGGGGAACAAGCCTCTCCCGGCAGAGACTTACAACGATGTCCTGATCCAAGCCATATACTACGCTCAGGAGCGTCCCGGTCTTCCCGGCCTCGCGGGTCCTACCGGCCCGCAGGGTGTTCAAGGTCCGCAGGGTCCGGCAGGGCCGCAAGGTATCCAAGGTCCGGTTGGTCCAGTAGGCCCGCAGGGTCCGCAGGGCGTCAAGGGGGAGAAGGGTGACACTGGCTCTCAGGGTCCAGTAGGTCCGCAGGGCATTCAGGGCTTACGAGGTCTCACAGGCGCGCAGGGTCCGCAGGGCGTTCAAGGGCCGATTGGTAACGTGGGTCCGCAGGGTCCAGTTGGACCGAAGGGAGACCGTGGCGAACAGGGCCTCAAGGGCGACAAGGGCGATCCCGGCAAAGATGGGCGATCCTTCACGGTTAATGCCGTGGGTCTTTTCGCAGACCGTTCTCTCTACGACAGCGAGCCCGCGAGTTTTGCCTTCCTTGCCACGGACGTGGGCCAGTTATTCATCCGTATGGGTGCCTCTGGTTGGTCCGATCCGATCCCGTTCGGCAAGGGTGATAAGGGTGACAAAGGCGACAAGGGCGATACCGGCGATGTAGGTCCAGAGGGTCCGCAGGGTGAGCAAGGTCCTCAGGGACCCGAAGGTCCGCAGGGCGTTCAGGGTATTCAGGGTCCTAAGGGGGATCAGGGAGAAGTAGGACCAAAGGGTGAGCAAGGCGATCCCGGTCCCACCGGTCCCGCAGGTCCGACCGACTGGAACCTCCTGACGAACAAGCCCTCATCCTTCCCGCCAACGGCCCACAATCATAACGCCGACTACTACACCAAGGCGGAAATCGATCAGATGCTCGCGGCCTACGCGCCGAAGGCTAATCCGTCCTTCACTGGAACCATCACTGGCGTGAACCTTGACCTCTCTGGCTGGATCACGGCACAGGGCAATATTCAGGCGTACACCTAATGGCGCTACCGTCTAGTGGCTCCCTTGGGGCCAATCAAATCAACATCGAACTCGGGAGGTCCGCTTCGGCGGGCTTCTCGATGAACGGAGCGGCAGAGCGAGCCCTTGCGGGTAAGCCTTCCGGCTCAATCTCCTTCTCCGACTTCCACGGTAAGTCCTCCGAGATCGTCAAGACGATGGCGGCTGGCGGCTCGATCATCACCCTCGAAAGTCTATTCACGGCAGCAGAGTGGGCGAGCGATACGCAGAAGCGGATCATCCTCCCGGCAGGAGTCGAACGAGGCAACTCATCCACGCTCGCAGCAGCCGTTACCATCGGCCCGACCGCATGGGCGGAAACCTGATCTTCGACGTTGCGGGCGTCATTTCCGGCAAAGGCGGCGCAGCCAATAGCGGCGTGGGAGGGGACGCCTTTCAGGCCAACCGCGTCGGCAACGCAAACCAGAAGCTCATCCTGAACCTCCAGTCGGGGGCCGTGCTTCGGGGCGGAGGAGGTGGCGCGGTAAGGGCGGAACAGGCGGCGGCGGTTCGACTACGACCACCGTGCGTGAACCTTCCTCCGGCTGGTCACAGGGATACGCCGATGGCCGCTACTGGATGGCTCTAACGGTCGGAGGCATGGGCGGGGACACCACGGTTATGTGGGATGGTCAGGCCGTAGGATACGTTCCCCACGGCACCACCGTCGCGTCATTCGGTGGATATACCTACTATCGCGGACCACAGTTCGATGAATATGGCGATGACGGACCCGGATACTTCTATTTCTACCAGAGCTACCGAACCTCGACCGCATCGACCCCCACATCAGGAGGAGCTGGCGGCAACGGAGGCGCTGGAGAAGGCTACGGCCAAGCGCGGTCTGGAGGCTCCGCTGGCTCCGCAGGTGGTGCCAATGCCGGTACAGGCGGAACAGGCGGCGCTGGCGGCTCTATGGGGCCACAGGCGGCACCGGGGCGACAGGCGCTAACGGTTCTTCGTCAACGGGCCAAGCGGGCTCCGCAGGGGGCGCAGCGGGCTACGGCTTGCTCGGCTCCGCAAACATAACTCTCACCAACAATGGCTCGATCCTCGGGAGGACCGGATGATCGGACCAGCAACACAGCAAGGAAACTCACTCTTGGACAATGCCACGACTGCCGTTGCGGCCTCCGCAGTGGCAAGCCCTGTCTGGCTACCGTGGCTCCATACGGCTTCACAGGTAGCAGCGACCTTCGCTCCCATCCTCGGTGCCGTTTGGCTCGTCGTCCAGATTTGGGCGAAGATTTCCGAGGTTCGAGCTCGAAACAGAAAGGACTAGAATGACCGACAAGAAGGCCACACAGGACCTTCTGGAGCAGCTTCACGGGCTTATCGCAGCCGACATGCTCAAGCGCCTACAGTCGGCGCATGTGAAGCCAAGGATTGGGCCGTTATCGTCAAGTTCCTCAAGACAATGGCATCGACGGTCTCGCGAACGACAAAGATGGCGCGGCCAGCGCCTTTGCGGACCTCGTGAAGGCTGCACAAGCCAGCATCGGGAATATTCACCCAATTAACCCCTCACAGCCCGCACAGGGCCATCACGTCCTCGGTAGGTTCGCCTATCGGGGACTGTTTTTTTGCGTCCTGACGGGCTCCTCTGTCCGAAAGAGAGTCCATTACCAAGCAATCCCTACTCAACAATACGACCCTTGCGGGGGTACTGCCGGCGATCCGCTTAAGGAGGACTTCAAGGTCTTCCTTTTCCTCATCTGGAAACACCTAAACCTCCCGGAGCCCACGCGGTCGCAGTATGTGATGGCCGAGTGGCTTCAAACGGGGCCTATTCGTCTCGTAATCGAAGCCTTCCGTGGCATCGGAAAGTCGTGGGTCACAGCGGCCTATGTGTGCTGGCTCCTGTACCGCGACCCGCAACTCAAGATCATGGTGGTGTCGGCGTCGAAGCTCCGCGCTGACGACTTCTCGACCTTCACACTGCGTCTGATCCACGAGGTTCCGTTCCTCAAGCACCTTATGCCTCGTGATGGCCAGCGTTCGTCCAAGATCGCTTTCGACGTAGGTCCCGCCCGTGCGGACCAGTCGCCCTCCGTCAAGTCTGTTGGTATCACCGGCCAGCTTACCGGCTCTCGTGCCGATGTGATTATTGCGGATGACATCGAGGTCACAAACAACTCCGCAACTCAGACCATGCGCGACAAGCTCAAGGAACTTACGAAGGAGTTTGCGGCTATCCTCAAGCCTCTGGATACCTCGAAGATCATCTACCTCGGCACCCCGCAGACGGAGCAGTCGATCTACAATTCGCTCCCGAGCGTGGATACGAGATCAGGGTTATCCCGGCCAAATATCCCACAGCGGCTCAAAGAGCGCGATACGGCTCCCGCCTTGCGTCATACATCATCAAGGACCTCGAACGCGATCCGAGGCTCGTCGGTGGCCCCGTGTGCAGTCGTTTCAATACCGATACGCTGATAGACAAGATGGCAGAGTACGGACAGGCCGCGTCTCCCATGCGACGTCACCGCTGAAGGTCCAGTCCAGCTCAGCCTTGACTTAGCGGAGCGACCTCAATGACCCTCGCGAAAGACAGGTGGTCTATCAGCGTATCGGTATTGAAACGACTGCACACGGGGCCACCGACGAGCCTCGGATCGCGTTCGAGGTCCTTGATGATGTATGACGCAAGGCGGGAGCCGTATCGCGCTCTTTGAGCCGCTGTGGGATATTTGGCCGGGATAACCCTGATCTCGTATCCACGCTCGGGAGCGAATTGTAGATCGACTGCTCCGTCTGCGGGGTGCCGAGGTAGATGATCTTCGAGGTATCCAGAGGCTTGAGGATAGCCGCAAACTCCTTCGTAAGTTCCTTGAGCTTGTCGCGCATGGTCTGAGTTGCGGAGTTGTTTGTGACCTCGATGTCATCCGCAATAATCACATCGGCACGAGAGCCGGTAAGCTGGCCGGTGATACCAACAGACTTGACGGAGGGCGACTGGTCCGCACGGGCGGGACCTACGTCGAAAGCGATCTTGGACGAACGCTGGCCATCACGAGGCATAAGGTGCTTGAGGAACGGAACCTCGTGGATCAGACGCAGTGTGAAGGTCGAGAAGTCGTCAGCGCGGAGCTTCGACGCCGACACCACCATGATCTTGAGTTGCGGGTCGCGGTACAGGAGCCAGCACACATAGGCCGCTGTGACCCACGACTTTCCGATGCCACGGAAGGCTTCGATTACGAGACGAATAGGCCCCGTTTGAAGCCACTCGGCCATCACATACTGCGACCGCGTGGGCTCCGGGAGGTTTAGGTGTTTCCAGATGAGGAAAAGGAAGACCTTGAAGTCCTCCTTAAGCGGATCGCCGGCAGTACCCCCGGCAAGGGTCGTATTGTTGAGTAGGGATTGCTTGGTAATGGACTCTCTTTCGGACAGAGGAGCCCGTCAGGACGCAAAAAACAGTCCCCGATAGGCGAACCTACCGAGGACGTGATGGCCCTGTGCGGGCTGTGAGGGGTTAATGGGGTGAATATTCCCGATGCTGGCTTGTGCAGCCTTCACGAGGTCCGCAAAGGCGCTGGCCGCGCCATCTTTGTCGTTCGCGAGACCGTCGATGCCATTGTCCTTGAGGAACTTGACGATAACGGCCCAATCCTTGGCTTCACATGCGCCCGACTGTAGGCGCTTGAGCATGTCGGCTGCGATAAGCCCGTGAAGCTGCTCCAGAAGGTCCTGTGTGGCCTTCTTGTCGGTCATTCTAGTCCTTTCTGTTTCGAGCTCGAACCTCGGAAATCTTCGCCCAAATCTGGACGACGAGCCAAACGGCACCGAGGATGGGAGCGAAGGTCGCTGCTACCTGTGAAGCCGTATGGAGCCACGGTAGCCAGACAGGGCTTGCCACTGCGGAGGCCGCAACGGCAGTCGTGGCATTGTCCAAGAGTGAGTTTCCTTGCTGTGTTGCTGGTCCGATCATCCGGTCCTCCCGAGGATCGAGCCATTGTTGGTGAGAGTTATGTTTGCGGAGCCGAGCAAGCCGTAGCCCGCTGCGCCCCCTGCGGAGCCCGCTTGGCCCGTTGACGAAGAACCGTTAGCGCCTGTCGCCCCGGTGCCGCCTGTGGCCCCATAGAGCCCGCCAGCGCCGCCTGTTCCGCCTGTACCGGCATTGGCACCACCTGCGGAGCCAGCGGAGCCTCCAGACCGCGCTTGGCCGTAGCCTTCTCCAGCGCCTCCGTTGCCGCCAGCTCCTCCTGATGTGGGGGTCGATGCGGTCGAGGTTCGGTAGCTCTGGTAGAAATAGAAGTATCCGGGTCCGTCATCGCCATATTCATCGAACTGTGGTCCGCGATAGTAGGTATATCCACCGAATGACGCGACGGTGGTGCCGTGGGGAACGTATCCTACGGCCTGACCATCCCACATAACCGTGGTGTCCCCGCCCATGCCTCCGACCGTTAGAGCCATCCAGTAGCGGCCATCGCGTATCCCTGTGACCAGCCGGAGGAAGGTTCACGCACGGTGGTCGTAGTCGAACCGCCGCCGCCTGTTCCGCCCTTACCGCCGCCACCTCCTCCGCCCCGAAGCACGGCCCCCGACTGGAGTTCAGGATGAGCTTCTGGTTTGCGTTGCCGACGCGGTTGGCCTGAAAGGCGTCCCCTCCCACGCCGCTATTGGCTGCGCCGCCTTTGCCGGAAATGACGCCCGCAACGTCGAAGATCAGGTTTCCGCCCCATGCGGTCGGGCCGATGGTAACGGCTGCTGCGAGCGTGGATGAGTTGCCTCGTTCGACTCCTGCCGGGAGGATGATCCGCTTCTGCGTATCGCTCGCCCACTCTGCTGCCGTGAATAGACTTTCGAGGGTGATGATCGAGCCGCCAGCCGCCATCGTCTTGACGATCTCGGAGGACTTACCGTGGAAGTCGGAGAAGGAGATTGAGCCGGAAGGCTTACCCGCAAGGGCTCGCTCTGCCGCTCCGTTCATCGAGAAGCCCGCCGAAGCGGACCTCCCGAGTTCGATGTTGATTTGATTGGCCCCAAGGGAGCCACTAGACGGTAGCGCCATTAGGTGTACGCCTGAATATTGCCCTGTGCCGTGATCCAGCCAGAGAGGTCAAGGTTCACGCCAGTGATGGTTCCAGTGAAGGACGGATTAGCCTTCGGCGCGTAGGCCGCGAGCATCTGATCGATTTCCGCCTTGGTGTAGTAGTCGGCGTTATGATTGTGGGCCGTTGGCGGGAAGGATGAGGGCTTGTTCGTCAGGAGGTTCCAGTCGGTCGGACCTGCGGGACCGGTGGGACCGGGATCGCCTTGCTCACCCTTTGGTCCTACTTCTCCCTGATCCCCCTTAGGACCCTGAATACCCTGAACGCCCTGCGGACCTTCGGGTCCCTGAGGACCTTGCTCACCCTGCGGACCCTCTGGACCTACATCGCCGGTATCGCCCTTGTCGCCTTTGTCACCCTTATCACCCTTGCCGAACGGGATCGGATCGGACCAACCAGAGGCACCCATACGGATGAATAACTGGCCCACGTCCGTGGCAAGGAAGGCAAAACTCGCGGGCTCGCTGTCGTAGAGAGAACGGTCTGCGAAAAGACCCACGGCATTAACCGTGAAGGATCGCCCATCTTTGCCGGGATCGCCCTTGTCGCCCTTGAGGCCCTGTTCGCCACGGTCTCCCTTCGGTCCAACTGGACCCTGCGGACCCACGTTACCAATCGGCCCTTGAACGCCCTGCGGACCCTGCGCGCCTGTGAGACCTCGTAAGCCCTGAATGCCCTGCGGACCTACTGGACCCTGAGAGCCAGTGTCACCCTTCTCCCCCTTGACGCCCTGCGGACCCTGCGGGCCTACTGGACCAACCGGACCTTGGATACCTTGCGGCCCTGCCGGACCCTGCGGACCTTGAACACCCTGCGGGCCGGTAGGACCCGCGAGGCCGGGAAGACCGGGACGCTCCTGAGCGTAGTATATGGCTTGGATCAGGACATCGTTGTAAGTCTCTGCCGGGAGAGGCTTGTTCCCCTGAATGGTATGGATTGGAACTTCGGGAGTTTCGCGCCGAACAGTGACTGTCGTGCCAGCGGCAGGAGCCACACTCGTCTGTACGCGGGAGTTGTTGATCCAAGTGAATGTGACTGGATCGCCACCTACGTAGACCACCACATGCTCCTTTCGGAGATAAGGGAAGGTCACGTCAAACTGTCTTGTCGAGCCGTTACCGGGGTACTCGACGGATGGAATGGTCATTCTTTCCTTTCAAATAGCGGCCCCACCTTAAGGTGAGGCCAGTTGGTTATCGTTCGGGACGATCCTCGATCAGCGCACCGAGCGCCGCCGTGAAGGGAACCAATTGCCGAGTGGCGCAAACGCCCGAATGCCCGCCTTGATCTGCTGCTGTGTCATGTCCTCGCCCTCCCAAACCGAACGCATGGCTCCACGAGAGAACTGCATCGCGCTGTCGATTTGGTCAGCTACCGGAGATCCGAGCCAAGCGTCGGTGGCCGAGCCAGAGGCGCGGGCTTGACCGAACTGTGGACCGAGAGGAGTAGACATTAGGATCGTATCGAGGAACATCGGAACCACCGAAGCGGTCGCCGTACGGGCAAAGCCGTTCTTGAGCAGGTTGCGGGCTGCATCGTCTCCTCCCAATACTTTTCCCATCCATCCTCCGTGATCGCCGTCCCCGACTGGCGCACCGCGAAGGTGGCCGTGCCAGCAGCAAGTTCCCCGAGGAGGAGGACCATCATCTTAGGATCGGTGAAGGCGCCGTGGTTTAGGGTCCAGAGAGTGGACTTTGCCCAAGCTCCAAACACGAACGAACGGAATTGGATGAACATCGAGGCGACCGGGTTGCTCATCCATTTGGACAAAGCCCCGAAGTCGTTCTGCTGCACGAGCCGGTCGGTGTACCGATTGAGGAACACGCGGTACTTTGAGACATTTGACGGGTCCCACTTCATCGTGTTGACACCGACGATCTTGTTCCCGTCGAACTCCGAGTGGTCGAGGAGGTCCTTGAACAGCTTCTTCGCATCATCCTCCCCGAGCCCGATAGAGGCCATTCGGTCCCTGTCTCGTGGCTTGAGCTTGGAATAGTCAAAGGAGCCGTCAGCGTTCCGCGTCTTTCGAGCCATATCCGCGATCTGCTGCGTGATGGCCTTCATCGCCCAACGCTGTTGGTAGTCGTGGATTTGCCGCATGAAGGAGACGTTGGCTGTGAGCCGCTGCCCCGCATCGAGGACGTTATCAACAACCTGAGTGAGCCGCCCGCCCGTCTGCGCACCGAGACGATCATCGTCCAGACGCAGGTCGTAGCGGTTCCAGAGGTTGTCCATTCCGATGCCGGTCATGTCGGACAGTTCGTTGAGGAGCTTGTCCTTCCCGAGCTTGCCGGTGGAGACCGCACGGTTCATTTCCCGAATGGCGGGGATTTGCGACATGGCCGCACGGAACCCCGTCAGGGAGACGATCTTCCACGTTTCCTGAACCTGATTGAGGCCCATGTTCGACATTAGCCGGATGAACTGCATCGACTTGACCCGACGAGCCCACTGCGCGTGAGCCTTCTCCGAGCCGTAGACAGGGATGCCGTTGATCTTAGCCCATCCGAAGTCGATGTTCTCCAGCGCGTTCTTGAGTTCGCCCTCCTTGTCCGCAAGGTTCCCCGGCATAAGCCGGTAGCTTTCCTTGAGGGACTGCTTGAGCTTGTCGAGGTCGCTAGTGGAGCGGATGCCATCTACGATCAGTTCTCCCGTCTCCGGGTTGAAAATCTTCGTCTTGGCGAAGGCAATTCTGCCCGACATTGAGCGAGAGTATCGCCGGAACAGAAGCTCGGCGTCCTGCTCGAACAGGTCACGCGGGCGAAGCTCGATCAGCTTCCCGTCACGGGTTTGGATCGTAGCCTTATAGCTATGGTTCATGAGCGTACGGCGCTTTAGGTAGCCAACGCCTTTCGAGGAATCGCCCTCCGTCTTCTTCGCCGTGTCCATGAGGCCAGAGAGGATGTCGAAAACCTCATCAAGTTCTTTGTTCGTGAGGTTCGCCTGATCTTCTAGCGCCTCTTGAAACGCCTTCTTGAACCCGTCCCTGTCCTCCAGACCCTCGGTGAAAGTCGGGGACCGAACTTTGGTCCAGTAATAACCCCTAGTTAAGGAAGCAACTTCGGCCTCGTCCTCGTGACGGGGCCTTTTTATTTGGAGAATTGCATGGACAACCGTTTGGCATCTGCCATCGTCCGGGAAGCCGAACGGATCGGCGCAAACCCCGCAGACCTCGCTACCGTCATGTCCTACGAGACGGGTGGCACGTTCGACCCTTGGAAGCAGGGGCCGACAACAAAGTGGGGGCAACATATCGGCCTGATCCAGATGGGTCAGCCGCAACGAGAGAAATACAACTATTACAAGGGTATGCCGATTGAAGACGCCGTTCGTGTCTCGGCAGATTACCTTGTGGATGCAGGTTTCAAGCCCGGAATGGGTCTCCTCGAATGTACTCGGCCATCAACGCCGGGGGTATCGGGGAGCAGTATTATGGCCGTAGTGACGCCGGGGGCTGCGGCGCTCCGGGAACAGTCCGGGACAAAGTCCAATACCAGATGGGCTCCCATAAGCAGAAGGCAGTCGCCTGCTGAACGGCGAGTTCACTCCCACCGAGACGACCTATTACACGTCAGCCGATACTCGTGGTCCCGAAATCCAGACCACCGCGAATGATGTCGTCATGGCCCCGCAGCCGAAGACTTATGTGGAGCAGAACGCCAACCCGGAGCCCGAGCCGTATTCCTTCCTTGAAGGCGTCGGCGCGAACTATGAGAGCTTCGGCATCACGTCGCACCTCACAAGGTGGATGGGGAGAGCGGGACAGACCCGTACTTCACTATTGGAGATGAGCGCGGCACGCACCTCACCAAGCAATACCCTTCGCAATACCCACGACTTCCTCCTTTCCTCGGGTTCGGAGTTCAATCTTCGAAGCCGTGAGCAGTGGGTTCGGGAGGACTTGGTTCGTCAAGCCCGTATGGGCGTCTCCGGCACCGCAGCGAATATCCCGCAGGGCTTGGTGGCGGGAGCCATTGATCCGTCTCCGTGGCGGTAGGTGTCGGTACGGGTGGTATGGGCGGCGCAGCCTTGGGCGTTGGTCGCGTAGGTCGTGCGCTTTATGGTGCCGTCTCTGGTGCAGCGGTCAACGCCGCTCTGGACTTCGCTTCCGGCGAGGTGACAGACAACCCCTATGCCGATCCGGTTACGGCCGGAACGTTCGGTGCCGTGTTCGGTGCCTTCGGTGGAGCCCTCGCGGCGAACCGTGGTTCATCGTTCGAGGCACACGCGGCCTACGATACAGCGGCCAGTGTTCGGCGCGGCATCAAGCCCCCGGACGTGGCCCCGGAAGGCGGCTCGATCCAGTTATCCGGCTCGGGAGGCGCAGCGCGTAACCCGAAATGAGGGACAGCCTGATTGGACTTGATCGCGGTCTGTCCATCGAAATGTCCGACGAGAGTGTGCCGAAAGGCTTCGGCGGGTGGTTCCGAAAGGGCGACGTGACGGTCAGATGACCACGGCAAAGAATCCGTTCACCCGCCTGATCGGCGCTCACTTCTTCGAGGAGACTGCTGGTTTCACCGATCACAGCGTTGTCCCGGACAGCGTAAACTCCCGCTTCACAGCGGCTCACCGGAAGGCCGAGGGCAACTTCAACGCCTCGTATCTCCCGGCCAAGAACGCCTTCATCAAAGAGGCGGGGCTTTCCCGGCTGAACCTAACAGGACAGGCCAAGCTCGAACGAGACTTCAACCGCATGGTTGCGGACTATATTTGGGACCCGGCTCCGTCACCGGATTCAAACCCCCATGTGGTCAAAGCCGCTGGAGCGTTCCGCAAATCTATGGCCGACTTCGCTCGGGATATGGAGGAAGCGGGTCTCTGGAAGGGCGGACCTGACGCCAATTACGTCCCGCTCGTCGCGGACCATAACGTGATCGCGCATGTGGACCAGATGGTTCACCACGAGGTCATGGAGAAGTTCTTCAAGGACGCCATCAAAGACCACGGTGGCGCTCGGATTTCCGATGACCTGGCCGCCCGCATGGCGAAGGGATATTGGGCCAACATCCGAAAGGCTGGCTACGGGATCGAGGACGCCATGTCCAAGTCTCTCCATCTGGAGGACAGGGACGGGTTCAAGAAGGCGTTTCAAGAGGCGCTAGAAGATCAGGCGAACCTCACGAACAAAGAACTTGATGAGGTTTTCGACATCCTCTCTGGCCTCATGGACACGGCGAAGAAGACGGAGGGCGATTCCTCGAAAGGCGTTGGCTACCTAAAGCGCCGTACGCTCATGAACCATAGCTATAAGGCTACGATCCAAACCCGTGACGGGAAGCTGATCGAGCTTCGCCCGCGTGACCTGTTCGAGCAGGACGCCGAGCTTCTGTTCCGGCGATACTCTCGCTCAATGTCGGGCAGAATTGCCTTCGCCAAGACGAAGATTTTCAACCCGGAGACGGGAGAACTGATCGTAGATGGCATCCGCTCCACTAGCGACCTCGACAAGCTCAAGCAGTCCCTCAGGAAAGCTACCGGCTTATGCCGGGGAACCTTGCGGACAAGGAGGGCGAACTCAAGAACGCGCTGGAGAACATCGACTTCGGATGGGCTAAGATCAACGGCATCCCTGTCTACGGCTCGGAGAAGGCTCACGCGCAGTGGGCTCGTCGGGTCAAGTCGATGCAGTTCATCCGGCTAATGTCGAACATGGGCCTCAATCAGGTTCAGGAAACGTGGAAGATCGTCTCCCTGACGGGGTTCCGTGCGGCCATGTCGCAAATCCCCGCCATTCGGGAAATGAACCGTGCGGTCTCCACCGGCAAGCTCGGGAAGGACAAGCTCCTCAACGAACTGTCCGACATGACCGGCATCGGAATGGACAACCTCTGGAACCGCTACGACCTGCGTCTGGACGATGATCGTCTCGGTGCGCAGACGGGCGGGCGGCTCACTCAGGTTGTTGATAACGTCCTCGATGCGGGGCAGCGGCTCACAGCCAACGTCTCCTTCATGCGGCAAATCCACGACTACCAACAGCGTTGGGCGATGAAGGCCATCACGCAGCAGATCGCGGATATGGCTCGAAAGACGCGGAACGCTGACGGCTCCTTTGACTATTCCAAGCTCAAGCCACGAGACAGGGACCGAATGGCCTCTATCGGGCTCGGGGAGGATGATGCGAAGAAGCTGTTCAAGGACCTCCTCGACCACTCGGAGTTCGACGGGAACAAGATCGTCGGTGTCAACACGATGAAGTGGGACCCGTCAAATGTCTCAAAGTACCGCGTGTTCCTCAATCGGTACACCGACCGGCTCGTGCAGCAGAACGACTTCGGGGCTTTGTCCAAATGGATGAGCAACCCGGTCGCCTCGATGTTCATCCAATTCCGTTCGTTCGTGTTTGGAGCTTGGGCAAAGTCCACTCTCTGGACCCTAAACCACGGCGCCTTCACCGATCCTAAGATGATGGTCCTCCTCCTCGGGGAACTTGCTGCTGGCACGGCCACCTTCGCGGTGCGCCAGTCGGGGACGGCGATCACGGAGGATGGATGGGAAAAGTATTGGGAGGAGACGATGCAGCCCGCAAACCTGCTCAAGAACGGCTTTGCCCGTACGGCGACCGCTTCGGTGGTTCCGATGTTCCTCGATACGATCCTAATGTCTACTCCTCTCGGTCCACAGTTCGGTCAAGCCCGCGCCTCTGGCTCGGCCACCGACGCTTGGCTCGGATCTCCGGTAGCTGACCAAATCGACAGCGCGATGCAGTTCTCTCGTGGAGCCATGCGTTCGGTTTGGGAGGGCGAGGACATGACACAGCAGCAGATCAAGGCGGGCATTCGGGCGTTTGCGCCACTCGGCAATTGGGTTCCCTTCACGGCGGCGCTCGGTGCGCTGATCGAGGATCGTCCCGAACGATAACCAACTGGCCTCACCTTAAGGTGGGGCCGCTATTTGAAAGGAAAGAATGACCATTCCATCCGTCGAGTACCCCGGTAACGGCTCGACAAGACAGTTTGACGTGACCTTCCCTTATCTCCGAAAGGAGCATGTGGTGGTCTACGTAGGTGGCGATCCAGTCACATTCACTTGGATCAACAACTCCCGCGTACAGACGAGTGTGGCTCCTGCCGCTGGCACGACAGTCACTGTTCGGCGCGAAACTCCCGAAGTTCCAATCCATACCATTCAGGGGAACAAGCCTCTCCCGGCAGAGACTTACAACGATGTCCTGATCCAAGCCATATACTACGCTCAGGAGCGTCCCGGTCTTCCCGGCCTCGCGGGTCCTACCGGCCCGCAGGGTGTTCAAGGTCCGCAGGGTCCGGCAGGGCCGCAAGGTATCCAAGGTCCGGTTGGTCCAGTAGGCCCGCAGGGTCCGCAGGGCGTCAAGGGGGAGAAGGGTGACACTGGCTCTCAGGGTCCAGTAGGTCCGCAGGGCATTCAGGGCTTACGAGGTCTCACAGGCGCGCAGGGTCCGCAGGGCGTTCAAGGGCCGATTGGTAACGTGGGTCCGCAGGGTCCAGTTGGACCGAAGGGAGACCGTGGCGAACAGGGCCTCAAGGGCGACAAGGGCGATCCCGGCAAAGATGGGCGATCCTTCACGGTTAATGCCGTGGGTCTTTTCGCAGACCGTTCTCTCTACGACAGCGAGCCCGCGAGTTTTGCCTTCCTTGCCACGGACGTGGGCCAGTTATTCATCCGTATGGGTGCCTCTGGTTGGTCCGATCCGATCCCGTTCGGCAAGGGTGATAAGGGTGACAAAGGCGACAAGGGCGATACCGGCGATGTAGGTCCAGAGGGTCCGCAGGGTGAGCAAGGTCCTCAGGGACCCGAAGGTCCGCAGGGCGTTCAGGGTATTCAGGGTCCTAAGGGGGATCAGGGAGAAGTAGGACCAAAGGGTGAGCAAGGCGATCCCGGTCCCACCGGTCCCGCAGGTCCGACCGACTGGAACCTCCTGACGAACAAGCCCTCATCCTTCCCGCCAACGGCCCACAATCATAACGCCGACTACTACACCAAGGCGGAAATCGATCAGATGCTCGCGGCCTACGCGCCGAAGGCTAATCCGTCCTTCACTGGAACCATCACTGGCGTGAACCTTGACCTCTCTGGCTGGATCACGGCACAGGGCAATATTCAGGCGTACACCTAATGGCGCTACCGTCTAGTGGCTCCCTTGGGGCCAATCAAATCAACATCGAACTCGGGAGGTCCGCTTCGGCGGGCTTCTCGATGAACGGAGCGGCAGAGCGAGCCCTTGCGGGTAAGCCTTCCGGCTCAATCTCCTTCTCCGACTTCCACGGTAAGTCCTCCGAGATCGTCAAGACGATGGCGGCTGGCGGCTCGATCATCACCCTCGAAAGTCTATTCACGGCAGCAGAGTGGGCGAGCGATACGCAGAAGCGGATCATCCTCCCGGCAGGAGTCGAACGAGGCAACTCATCCACGCTCGCAGCAGCCGTTACCATCGGCCCGACCGCATGGGGCGGAAACCTGATCTTCGACGTTGCGGGCGTCATTTCCGGCAAAGGCGGCGCAGCCAATAGCGGCGTGGGAGGGGACGCCTTTCAGGCCAACCGCGTCGGCAACGCAAACCAGAAGCTCATCCTGAACCTCCAGTCGGGGGCCGTGCTTCGGGGCGGAGGAGGTGGCGGCGGTAAGGGCGGAACAGGCGGCGGCGGTTCGACTACGACCACCGTGCGTGAACCTTCCTCCGGCTGGTCACAGGGATACGCCGATGGCCGCTACTGGATGGCTCTAACGGTCGGAGGCATGGGCGGGGACACCACGGTTATGTGGGATGGTCAGGCCGTAGGATACGTTCCCCACGGCACCACCGTCGCGTCATTCGGTGGATATACCTACTATCGCGGACCACAGTTCGATGAATATGGCGATGACGGACCCGGATACTTCTATTTCTACCAGAGCTACCGAACCTCGACCGCATCGACCCCCACATCAGGAGGAGCTGGCGGCAACGGAGGCGCTGGAGAAGGCTACGGCCAAGCGCGGTCTGGAGGCTCCGCTGGCTCCGCAGGTGGTGCCAATGCCGGTACAGGCGGAACAGGCGGCGCTGGCGGGCTCTATGGGGCCACAGGCGGCACCGGGGCGACAGGCGCTAACGGTTCTTCGTCAACGGGCCAAGCGGGCTCCGCAGGGGGCGCAGCGGGCTACGGCTTGCTCGGCTCCGCAAACATAACTCTCACCAACAATGGCTCGATCCTCGGGAGGACCGGATGATCGGACCAGCAACACAGCAAGGAAACTCACTCTTGGACAATGCCACGACTGCCGTTGCGGCCTCCGCAGTGGCAAGCCCTGTCTGGCTACCGTGGCTCCATACGGCTTCACAGGTAGCAGCGACCTTCGCTCCCATCCTCGGTGCCGTTTGGCTCGTCGTCCAGATTTGGGCGAAGATTTCCGAGGTTCGAGCTCGAAACAGAAAGGACTAGAATGACCGACAAGAAGGCCACACAGGACCTTCTGGAGCAGCTTCACGGGCTTATCGCAGCCGACATGCTCAAGCGCCTACAGTCGGGCGCATGTGAAGCCAAGGATTGGGCCGTTATCGTCAAGTTCCTCAAGGACAATGGCATCGACGGTCTCGCGAACGACAAAGATGGCGCGGCCAGCGCCTTTGCGGACCTCGTGAAGGCTGCACAAGCCAGCATCGGGAATATTCACCCCAATTAACCCCTCACAGCCCGCACAGGGCCATCACGTCCTCGGTAGGTTCGCCTATCGGGGACTGTTTTTTGCGTCCTGACGGGCTCCTCTGTCCGAAAGAGAGTCCATTACCAAGCAATCCCTACTCAACAATACGACCCTTGCCGGGGGTACTGCCGGCGATCCGCTTAAGGAGGACTTCAAGGTCTTCCTTTTCCTCATCTGGAAACACCTAAACCTCCCGGAGCCCACGCGGTCGCAGTATGTGATGGCCGAGTGGCTTCAAACGGGGCCTATTCGTCTCGTAATCGAAGCCTTCCGTGGCATCGGAAAGTCGTGGGTCACAGCGGCCTATGTGTGCTGGCTCCTGTACCGCGACCCGCAACTCAAGATCATGGTGGTGTCGGCGTCGAAGCTCCGCGCTGACGACTTCTCGACCTTCACACTGCGTCTGATCCACGAGGTTCCGTTCCTCAAGCACCTTATGCCTCGTGATGGCCAGCGTTCGTCCAAGATCGCTTTCGACGTAGGTCCCGCCCGTGCGGACCAGTCGCCCTCCGTCAAGTCTGTTGGTATCACCGGCCAGCTTACCGGCTCTCGTGCCGATGTGATTATTGCGGATGACATCGAGGTCACAAACAACTCCGCAACTCAGACCATGCGCGACAAGCTCAAGGAACTTACGAAGGAGTTTGCGGCTATCCTCAAGCCTCTGGATACCTCGAAGATCATCTACCTCGGCACCCCGCAGACGGAGCAGTCGATCTACAATTCGCTCCCCGAGCGTGGATACGAGATCAGGGTTATCCCGGCCAAATATCCCACAGCGGCTCAAAGAGCGCGATACGGCTCCCGCCTTGCGTCATACATCATCAAGGACCTCGAACGCGATCCGAGGCTCGTCGGTGGCCCCGTGTGCAGTCGTTTCAATACCGATACGCTGATAGACAAGATGGCAGAGTACGGACAGGCCGGTTTCGCTCTCCAGTTCATGCTCGATACGTCACTCGCTGACGCCGATCGCTACCCGCTCAAGCTCAAGGACATGATTGTCATGGACCTTGACCCTCAAAAGGCCCCGCTGGACCTCGCATGGGGCTCAGACAGCGGCCTCGCGCTTGATGACGTGCCGATGGTAGGCTTCGACGGGGACCGCTGCTACAGGCCATTTATGGTGGCAAAGGACGCATGGGCTCCGTACACGGGGGTTGTCATGGCCGTTGACCCCTCTGGACGTGGAGGAGACGAAACCACATGGGCCATTGTTGCGATCCTGAATGGTAGATTGTTCCTCTTGGACGCTGGTGGCGACACTCGCGGCTACGATGACGCTGTTCTGGAGCTTCTGGCGAACAAGGCCAAGACGTTCAATGTCAACGAAGTCATTGTCGAACCGAACTTTGGTGACGGCATGTTCAACAAGCTGCTGGCACCCGTGATGGCCCGCATTCATCCCTGCCGTATCACCGACAGTGAACGCTCGAAGGCACAGAAAGAGGCCCGTATCGTGGACACTCTGGAGCCTGTTTTGGCGCAGCACCGCTTGGTGGTTGATAAAGGACTGATCGAACGGGACTTCAACTCCACGAAGGAATATCTCCCGGAGCATCAGAATCGCTACCGGCTGTTCTACCAGTTGACCCGCATCACCCGCGAACGCGGCTCTCTCGTCAAAGACGACCGGGTAGACGCCCTGGCACTTGCCGTCCACTATTGGGTGGACGCTATGGCCCGCGATACTCAGAAAGCCGCTGAGCAAGCCCGTGAGGCCGCTCTGGAGGCTGCTCTACGTGAGTTCATGGATCATGTGATGGGTGGCTCACCCTCCCGCCCAAGCCTCATCCGTAGGCCCATCTAGCGGTTCCTGATGGGGAGGAGACGATGAAGTCCTCCCCTGACGGGGTATCTCTAATTACACCCTAGTTAAGGAAGGGGGTCCCCTATGTGTATATATAAGTGTATATGGGGACCCACTTACGTGGTGTCTGATCGGTGTAGATACCTGTCTTGATACGTGGTGTCTGATCCACGAGATTACAGTGGACACCCTCTACCTCGTCCCCCAACTCCATTACACCTAATCCCACCCCTCTCTCGTCCTTCGGCCTCGCGAGGGGTCAGTCTAAATTTGCCCCAAAAATCCGAGGCATCGACCTCGACAGGTGACGCCGCGCAGCACCCCCCGTGGCCTCGCGCACCCACGCGCATCACCCGCGCTTTCCATACCGTCTGGCACACCTATGGACACACTTCCAATCTAACATATTGATTTCATTAGTGACGCAAAGGATAGCGTATCTCTAGCGCCTCCAATCGGGCCACAATCGGTCACCAAACGCACCACGCAAGGGCCACCAACGGGGCAACAGGCGTTATGTTATTACGTGTCTTTGTCCCTATCTGTTGAACGATCCCGTCAGCGCACCAATCGGCCACCGTCCGGGCCACCATCGCGCACCAATCGGCACCATGCCCCACGGCAGACAAATCATCCCTGTTTCGAAACTAAATTCGGATAATCGGGCTACTGTAGGGCACCAAATCGGGCACAATCGGCACCAATCAACCCACTACAGGAACAATTTCTTTCGTTTATGTTCAATGACTTAGCTGAAATCCGCAAAAAGATATCATTTTTCCGCTTGCAATCGTCCCGATAATGGGACTAAACATTGGCCATCGAACGACGCAACGGGCCACCGGCCAGCGGGGTTCTCGGGGTCACAAACGGGACCGGGGCGGAGTTCAGGGAATGCCAGAGCGGGGCTAGGCCCGCCAGACTGCCACAACAGGCCGCAAGGCTTACGTGGGTTCTTTGACAATCGAATATGGATTTCCACCATAGCGGGGCGCGAAAGTTGCGACCAACGGGCGGGGGAAGCGGAGAGGAAAGCGGTTCCTAAAGGGACACGGAAGGCCAGCCTAGCGGCGGTCGGAAGGTTCACGGAAGGCGCACCAATAGCGCACCACGAAACGGGTCTTAAGACGGTGCCTTGGGGTAATCTTCCCATTACGGGGAGGAGTGACGGTGGACCGGACAAGCAAACCGTGTCCGGGAGCGGGAAAGGGAGACTGAGTACCAGCGATGACGAATAACGGAAAGCAATCATTCTGCTGAGTGGTCCCGAGCAAGGGACCGCTTGGCACCCATGAGGGGCCGCGAAATGGGCCTTTGATGAGTGTCAAGCAAGTGGGGTTCTCACATGACAATTCATGCCAAATTCTGGAAAGAGCGATATCAGCCGGGCATTGTAAGCCTTGGATCGATGCTCCGTTCCGTCCGCGATAGCAACCGCCAGCGGTGCTACAAATGGGAATGGAAAGACCTTCGACCGATCCAGAAGAAGCTCGGATATGACGAGGCGCGGGGTTATGCACGTCTCTGCGCCAAGATCGCAATTCGCCGGATGCGTGAAACCGGGTTGATGAAATCTGACGAGGTGGCGGACGAGGTTCGCGCCTCCTTCAAAGCCGCGTTCACAAAGGAACGGCTGAAACGATGCGATGGCAGCGCCCACGGCGTCTACTTCGCGGAGTGGGGCTGGACGGACGTTATAATCGCCCATGAGGTGGCGCATTGGGCCGACCAATGGGCACACCGCCTTTCGGGTAATCTCGCCTTCGGACGTGTCGATTATGAGGCCCACGGTCCACTCTGGCGGGGCTGGTTTGTCCACATTCTCGCCCATGCGGGGCTCCGGTCGATGGTCGGGCTCCTTGATCCAATCAATGCAACGCGGCGGATGATGACGGAGAGCCTAGATGGCGCTCGTATGTCTTACGTTTTGCCATAATCAACCCACTATAGGGAGTATTTAGCGATGAAAGAATTTGTAGTTCAGAAGATCAACGACGCTCGTGGCAATTGGGAGGATGAAGTCTCGTCCTTCGCAAAGGTGGAGGCAATCAAGATGCTCCGCGAAGCTCGCAGGGAGCATGGCGACTACAACGTCCGCATGATTACGCGACGGACGGTCCACTAATGACCGAGACCGCACAAGGGCTCTTTGTCCTCCTCATCATCGGCCAGTTCAGCCTGACACTGTTGGGCGCGGTCTGGCTCTCCCGAACCATGCCGAAGGAGTAAGCGCATGACGCGCAAGGATTACGAGACGATTGCCGCTGCGATCCGGCGGAGCCGCGCCAAAGACCGGGAAGGAATTGTCCGGGTCATCGCTGGCAACATGCTGGACGATTTAGCGGAAGACTTGGCTGGCGAACTCGCTGCCGACAATCCCCGATTTGATACCGCCCGCTTCCTGAAAGCGTGTGGCTGTGAAGCCTGATCCACCCATTCCGCGCCATTAGTGCGCCCAAATCATCCCACTATAGGAACCAATTCGATGACTGATACCGTCGCCACGAAGGAAAGCAGTGCAGCCGCCGTCGCAAAGGCAGTCCCGGCAACGTCCGTGGCCGTCAAAATTGAAGGCTATGACAACGCCTCTCGGTCGCCCGTTCAGGACGGCTTTGTGGACCCTTTCAAGGCGGCGGATTTTCTGGTCGTCGGACAGGTTCGCTCGTCCTTCACCTATGACGTTCTCCCCACGTACAACAACCCAAATGTAGAAGCGGCGGTAGATCGTCTGCAACGCGCGGGTTATCGCTCGAAGCATATCGTGTCGCTCCCGGCGGAGCAGGGCTACTCTCCGTGGTCCTACTTCGAGAAGTACGTTCTGCCGTTCATGCATAGCCCGTGGAATGGAAACTCGATTTTCAGCGATAATTTGGACCGCTGGATTGAGAGCTTCCCGGTCCCCTCAAAGAAGGTTGCGGGGCTCGTCGCTTACTTCCAAGATGCGGACAAGCGGGCTCGCGACATCCAGACGCCGATTAAGCCGGGGAAGTACCTCAAGAAGTTCTTCGGCGACATCCTCAGTGAGGAGACCATTCAGGCTCTCGCGTTGGAGTGGACGAACGCTTACTCGCCTCGTGCATTGAATGTCACGCAGGACGCCGACGAGATCGAGCGCGTCTATCGCGGCAAGTACAATGGCTCTTGTATGCACTTCCGTCACGGCGACCACAGCGGCGATGAGCATCCCGCTCGTGTCTACGCCGGTCCAGACCTCGGTATCGCCTACATCGGTGACATCGACAGCGTTGATGGGCGTTGCCTCGTCTGGCCCGACAAGAAAATCTACTTCGGCAAGTTCTATGGCGATTATCACCGCTTGGAAGCCTCGCTGATCGCCGCCGGGTACTCGGAAGGAGAGGAAGCGGAGTTTAGCGGCGCTCGCCTCCAGCGCATCCCGTATGGAGGTGGTTTCGTCCTTCCTTACATCGACACTCACGAGAGCGTCAGGGACAACGGAACGTGGCTCATTCTGGACGATGACGGTGAGATTGGTGCACGAAACACCAATGGCCTGTCGGATGACGTCTGCCGTTGCGACGATTGCGAGGAGCCCGAACACGAAGAAAACATGACCTATATCGGGTCTGTTGATCGCCGGGTCTGCGAGCATTGCCGCTCCTCCAACTACTTCTATTGCGATGAAATGGATGACTACTACCCGGACGAGGATGGCGTCTCTGTTGAAGGCGCGGGCACTTATTCGCGGCGTGGCGTTGACCGGATGGTCAATCGCGAAACCGTCTTCTTCTGCGAGGAGACCGAGGAGTATTATTCCTCCTCCAGCTACGACCACACTGTGCTGACGGATGGGCGCACTGTGGCGCTTCATATCGCGGAGGAGCGTGGCTACTTCTGCGCCTTCTCGGATCAATACTCGCTCGATCACAACACGAAGCAGGAACTCTCCGATGGTCGCTATGTCGATTTGGACATGGTTTCCAACACGGCTGAACTCGACGCTTGGTGCGACAGCGAAGGCGTGACGCTCGTCGGGGCTATCAAAGACGAAAACCAGATCGAACTCGCCTTGGCCGCTTAATGCGGCCCGGTCGGTCCTCTCTATTCCCACATAAGGAGCCTCGGCATGGCCCGCTCGGCTGACGAAAGCACAATCCTCCAGATGTTCCGCTACATGCGCCCGATGGGCTCGACCACGGAACAGATTTTCATCAACCAATACCTCGCACCTCTCGGGTTCAAGCGGGATGAGTTCGACAATCTCGTCCTGACCGTGGGGGAGAACGCGCCTTTCTTGTTCTCCTGCCACATGGATACGGTGCATAACGTGGAGGGACTGCAAACGCTCTCCTACGACGAGGAGACCGGCATTCTGTCGCTCTCAAAGAGGGCGAAACGTTCCGGCTCAAATTGCCTCGGGGCGGATGACACGGCGGGAATTTGGCTCATCACTGAAATGGTGAAAGCTGGAGTGCCGGGGACCTACATCATCCACTACGGCGAGGAGAGCGGCTGCATCGGCTCCACAAATCTCGCTAAGGGTAATCCGATGTGGCTCTCGCAGTTCAGTTTTGCGATGGCCTTTGACCGCGCCTATCGGGAGGACGTAATCACCCACCAGATGGGCAGACGGACATGCTCGGAGGCGTTCGCTCGCTCTCTCTCAGCCGCACTCGGCGGGAAGTACCGCCCGGATAGCGGGGGAGCTTACACGGACACGAACGAGTACGCCCATATAATTCCCGAATGCACAAACGTCTCGGTGGGCTACTTTAGGCAGCACTCATCGGACGAAACGCAGGACGTTCGGTTCTTGATCGAACTGCGAGACAAATTGACCAAGCTGGACTTCACCTCGCTCGTCATCGAACGCGATCCGACTGCCGCGCCTTGGGATGACGACGACGACTATCTCCCCTTCTATGGCACCCGATATTCGGATTTCCACAGCTTTTCACAGCAGGATGGGGACGACCTGAAAAGCCTTGTTCTTCAATATCCTGACCTCGTCGTTGACATCCTCGAAGGGCTCGGCGTGGACAAACATGAGCTTCAATCTCAGGTTCAGCAATTTTACGGCTTCACTGCCTATAACAGTTCCGGTTATGGGAAGAAACGGGCGGCGGGTTGAGGATTTATGAACCTTGTAATCGCCGCTCAATTCGCTCGGGACGGTTATCTCATCCTTGCTTTTATAGTAGGGGCTTGGGGGGTCTATGACACGTTCTTTCGACGTTAAAAAGGGAGTGGTTTGGGGTAACCCTCCCGACTAAATGTAGGGCAGTTGTGAAATGACAAACAACGAAGTGCAGCATGTTTCCCATGAGATTGAGTGCTTGTCGTTAGCGGCAGAATTCCTCATGAGTGCCGTCCGGGCTCTAGCAATTGGGGCCGATCCGAACGGTTTGGATGTGTCCGATCCAGTTAAATGGGCAACCGCTAAAATTCAAGAAAGCAAGCTCGCACCTCAAAGGCCGGATTGACACGGCTTTCGGCATGACCGATACAACCCATAATGGGACGGATTAGAGGGATTTAGGATGGTTATTTCAAGATCGCAAAAAGTTGGCGTTAAAGCCCTCATATCGGTGGTTGAGGAAGTGCAAAAGCACTACCCTCGGATGGAACTCGGACAACTCTCCGTGCTTCTCCGGGTTCTTGACCGTCCGGGCACAAACGCGGCGGAGCTTGTAAAAACCACGGGTCTTTCGAAGTCAGCCCTTTCAAGAGCAGTTCGAGTTCTTGGAAGTTCCGCTTACACCCATGATGGGGATGGTTCGCAGCGCGAACACGGTCTCAACCTCATAACTCAAATCATCGACCCGGCTGACAGTCGGGCAAAGCTGGTCGCTCCAACGACTTTGGGGCGACGACTTGGTGACGAGTTCGAGCGCATCATAGGAGACGCATGTAATGGCAAGACTAAGGGGTAGTCAGTGGCAAGCTGACGTTAGAACACCAGACGGAAAGAGACTTCGACCCACTTTCAAATCTAAAGCCCTTGCGGAAGCTTGGGAGACTGCGGCGCGCTTAGCTATTGAACAGGGCAAGGCCATTCCTCCTGTTCAGGCTCAAGCGAAAGCCCGAAGCACCGATCTAAGTCTTCTCGGAAACCTCTATGACCACGTTTGCCGTACCGAATGGAGCAATCTTCGGTCTGCCGCAACGGCGGTACGCAACGGGAAGCATGTCGTGGATTACTTCGGTCGCAACAAAGTTGTAGCCGAGATCACTCCAGCCGAAGCGGCGGAAATGAAAGTCCACTTCGCGGAGCAGGGCCTTACCCCGGCTACCGTCAACCGCAAGGTTGCCGCGCTGTCCAAACTCTTGCGTGTCGCGAAAGATAACGGGATCGTGGTCAATCTTCCACGCCTCCGATGGAATAAGGTCGAGCAGACCAAGTTCCGGTACTTGGACGACAAGGAGGAGAAGGCGTTGCTCGCCTATTGGGAGAGCATGGGGTACTCCGACCTCCACGACCTCTCGATCCTTCTCATCGACACAGGGGCTCGCTGCTTCTCTGAAATGTTGCCGGTTAGATGGGACGCCTTTGGTCCGGACTTCAAAACGGTGACGTTCTGGAAGACTAAGACTAACAAGCCGCGTACCGTGCCGCTCACCAAGCGATGCCAAGCAATCCTCAAGGAGCGCCACAAGACCAAGGATCGCAACCCCGTGGATGAGCGGTGGGGTCCTTTCGCTGGCTTCGCCCGTGGGTCCATGCGCTCCCGTTGGGACACCATGCGGGAAGTCTTGCATATGGCTGACGTGACGCCGCACACCCTGCGACACACCTGCTGCACTCGGCTCGTCCTCGGCGGCGTGGATGTGAAGCGCGTAATGGAATGGATGGGGCACAACGCTATTGTCACAACCATGCGTTACATGCAAATAAGGCCGAACTCCCTTGAGGAGATCGTTCACGTACTAGAGGCGGCGTAATGCCAAGAGACTTTCTCAAAGAGCCCATTAGTTGGCTGTTTGTGATTTCCGGCGTGATCCTCGTGCTGAATGCACTTGGGATATGGCCGTGGGGTCCTTTCACCTCCAACTAATCAACAGCCCTCGGATCACCTCCGGGGGCTTTTGGTAAGGGCCTTTGAGAAGGTCGCCTCCAATTACACCCTAGTTAAGCTCGTCTCCGCCCTCGGTCCTCAAACCGGGGGTTTTTCGTTCCCTTACGTGTCCACGAAAGGAGCCACTTATGCTGGCCGCTCTCATCGGTCGAGCCGTCAACGCCTTCCTCATCATCCTCGGCATTCTCGCCATCGCTAAGTTTCTCAACGACGCTTCCAAGAAAGGAACCAACTAATATGTCCCCCAAGCTCGCTGCACTCGGTATCTCCGCTTTCGCTATTGCTGCCGTCTCCTTCGGTTCCTTCTTTGTGGTCGATCAGGGGGAGCGCGGTGTCGTGACCCGGAACGGCGCAATCATGGCGGTGGTTGAACCTGGCCTTCACTGGAAGATGCCATTCGTTGACGCTGACCACACCATTGATGTCCGCTCCAAGGCGAAGACCTACGAGAACGTCATGGCCTATAGCGCGGACCAGCAAACCGCCACGCTGGCCGTCTCGATCAATTACTCGATCCCCGGCGACAAGGCGGGCCTCGTCTATTCTGAGTACGGCAACGAAGAAAACCTTCTGTCCCGCCTCGTGGAGCGCAAGGCGATGGCCGCAATCAAGAACACGTTCGGCGGCTACAACGCCGCCCGTGCGATCACGGAGCGCGCCAAGCTCACGTCTGAAATTCAGATGGCGATGCAGGATGCGGTTGACGGGCCGGTCATAATCGAAGGCTTCCAGATCGAGAACATCGACTTCTCGGACGCCTACGAGCAGAAGATCGAGGAGCGGATGAGCGCCGAGATCGAGGTCCAGAAGCTCAAGCAGAACGCCGAGCGTGAGAAGGTACAGGCGGAGATCACCGTCACACAGGCTCAGGCAACCGCTGACGGTATCCGCGCCACTGCACAGGCCGAAGCCGACGCAGCCCGCCTCCGTGGTGAAGCAGAAGCCGCAGCCATCCGGGCCAAGGGTGCAGCCCTCCGCGACAACCCGACCCTGATCGACCTCACCGCAGCCGAGAAGTGGAACGGCATTTTGCCAACCACGATGGTTCCGGGCTCGGCAACCCCATTCGTCAACGTGAAGTGAGTCTCCAGTGACCGATCAAATCAACGCAAACGGCAAGGCGTTCAACGGCAACAAGTTCGCCTTCATCGGCTCAGTAATCTTCTTCCTCGTCCTTCTCGCGGCGGTCTTGTGAAGTTCTGTAAGGACTGCCGCTTCTATCGGGGCAGCTACTGCTACGCCCCCGAGGCGGCACAGATTGATGCCGTTACCGGTCCTCAAGCGAGTTCGGCCCACCTCGCAAGAAAATACGATTGCGGGACCGAGGACGCAAAGTTTTTCCAGCCCCGCCTCATCGCCAGAACGATCCAAAAACTGAAAGGAATGCTCTCATGAACCGTCTTACCTTCCTCCGTGGTTTCGCCGCCGGTTTCGTTGGCTCCGCACTCGTCGTCGCTGTGGTCTCCTTAGCTACTCCGGCCAAGGCTTTTGACGTTCCGTTCGACTGGACGTGCAATGCAGCGGGAACCTCTTGCCGCGCTCCGGGCCTCCAGCCGCCGAAGCAGAAATTCCCCGCCGCATTCTTCAAGAAATATGGATACCCGAAGCAGATCGTGGTCGAGAACAAGGCCGACTTCGACGCAGTAAATTCGGGCTGGAAGACTACCGGCGACTGCGAGGCGCTTCTTTTGGATGACGACTACCCGGACGTTGCGGCGGCGAAGGCGAAGTATTGCCTGTTCCACCAGAAGGGCTACCGGGCTCCGAAGCCGAAGATCGTCAAGGGTTGGTAACGTGACAGCATGGATGGCGGCGGTAATCGTCGCCTCCCTCCAACAACAGCAGCGCCGCCGAGAGCAAGAGCGAGAAGACTATGAACGTAAGCTTCGAGAACGGAAGGCCCGTGAGGCCCAATCCAAATCAGACAGAAATGCTTTTCCTTCCGGCCAAAGACACGCTCTACCGGGCTCTCTACGGAGGCTCGGTGGACGAAGCCAGCCGGGACATGGTGAACCGCTACGCCAAACAGAAGGGCGGTATAGCGCTTCGCGTAGAGTGCCCTCGTGATCCCGCAGATATCCACCGCTCTACGCTCAGTCTGATGGATTACGCTTTGCAAGATGTCGAGGTGTCGATGTCCCAAGCTTTCGCTGACATGATGATATATGGTCGCGGAGTAATAGGGGCCGACTTCCGGGGCCGCATCTACGGTCGCCGCGCTGACGTTTTCGTGGCCGACGACTTGGAGGCGGCGTGATGGACCTCGCCAAGACCCAATTCTTCTTTGAGACCGGAGCCTACACCACCACGGTTCGAACGTTCCGCCGCAAGAGGATGACAGCCCTAGTGGACCGAACAGGGAAGCCACTCAGGCTGATGGAACACGACGAGTGGCTTCGGTTCAAGAAGGACTGGTCGAAGGAAATTGAGAGCGATGGCGTGAGGCTGGCGACCATTTGGACCTTGATCGAGGTCGTTGGTACGGACGGCGGGACTCGAACCCGCACGGCGTTAGCCGAGGGCTTTTAA